ATGGTTGGTGGTGCGCCATTTTTTGCTAGCACACTTGAGAAAGCATTGTTAAATGCTGGAATTACACCTGTTTATGCATTCTCACAGCGTGAGGTAGTAGAAAATATTAGCACTGATGGCACTGTGACAAAAACAGCTATTTTTAAGCATGCGGGGTGGATTCATGCGGTATGAAAATTTATCACTAGAACGAAGACGGGCAATCAGCAAAAATGCTGATGCTTATAATAAAGAAAATTACAAGACGATAACTGTCAGGCTATTGCCTGAAACTTTCGAAAAGCTAGAACAGATAATCAAGAAAGAAGGCTTGTCGAGAAACAAAGCAATAAACAAGCTCATTGAAGAATACAAAAAGCCCTAATCATGGGCTTTTTTTGTGACCAAGATCTCAAAATAAACACAATAATTAAAAAAATAGATAAAAAATCTTGACTATTTAAAATGTATATGTAATCATATACACAGATTGAAGGGATAGGCCCACAATCTTAAATAACTAAAAAGGAAAACAAATTATGACACAATTAACAGCTAACCAAGAAAAAGCAATCCGCGCCTTTAAATTCTCTTTCACAAATCAAGGGGTTTTTAACGTTGATCAATTAGTCGCATACTTTGAAGCCGAAGGCGACGACACAGAAACTAAAACATTCTTAGCGACGGCATACGCTTTAAACGGTGCGTATGAATCTGGCTACTTTGACATTGATAACGCAGAAGCACAATTAGAAGCATTAAATGGATATGGTGTAGATGGGTTCGATTTTGACAAAGCCCTAGAGCTTTGCGAAGTATTTTTCGACTTAGTTGAAAAAGGATTATACGAAGTAGAATAATAAAACAGCCCCAGTAAAATGGGGCTTTTGTCTTTGTTAAAGGGGTAAATCATGATCGGAACGCACGCGCCAAAATTATTTTCATCAAAAGTAAAACAATCAGCACTCAATGCGGATATTATCGCAGAAGTGCCTAAATATTATATTTGTTCACACACAATCTCAATGCGCCAAAAATACTGGGCGTTACCATTGAGCGCCGCGGAAATTGGCATTTATCGCGAGATGACAAAATGTGAAAGAGAAAATCAACCAAAAAAAGTGCCAGATATTGAAGATCCTAGACTGGTAAAACAGTTACTAGTGCCATTTAAAAAATCCTACGTTTCCGTCTCGCCTGTTCCATCTTGCGGGGTGTTGCACGAGATTAGCCAACGGAGCTTTGAGAAGAAAATTTTTCCAATGTACCGTAGGGTCATTCAGCCAAACTTTGCAGCATGGTCAACACATGGAGAAATGCTATTAGAGCAAAAAGGGAGAATTGCACTATTAGTAAAGCCACTTCGACACTTTACGAAAAAGAAAAAATCCATTTCGGAATATATAACAATTAGATGCAGAGTGGAGAAAATGAACGTATCAAGCGGCATGACTGCCGTTCTCTTTCCTTCAATTACCGCGATTGGCGGTGCAGTTCACACGATAGAAAGAGCTGTTAATAAAAAACTAGATTTTGCACTAGGCTTTAAAAACTTAGACTTTACAACCTCAGGCAGTCTTGGAAATGCGTTAAAAGGAAAAAAAGTCATCCCACAATTAATTCTTGATGAAATCACAGCGACCGCAGATGTGATTCTCTTGCTAAAGCTAGAGCGTGGAGCAAGTGAAGAAGAAAAAAAAGAAGTCTTGCAATATTTACAGAACAATCCACTTCACCGCATTGCTGGCGGTACAACGTGGGAATATAGCGCAACACTAGAAACTTATAATGACAATTACACTTTCATTGTTGACTGTTCAAAAGAAGTCGAGAAAGAGCTAGAGCAAAGCGGAATTGACGTGCTAGATGTGGCGTTTGATAAATATAAAAACAGGGGCGAAACAAACGAAAAGACAGGGCTTTTTGAGATAACAGAAAAAACAAGTGTGATAATTAATCACACTGGCTATGCGTTTTTAGAAAAACCACGCATACGCCCCAACGCTAGAAACAACTACCCTCATGCGTGGGTGGAGCCTGTTTTTAGTCTAGTAGAACAAGAAAAATTCTCAAAAAGGGTATTTTGGACTAGAAAAGAGAAAAAGTTTGGTGTAGTATTCAATCACCGCTGAATATAAGCGGCTAAACAATTTGTATTATTTTGTTTGTTAAAAAGTTTTACCGCTGAATAAGTGGCTTGTGAAAGTTTAATTCTCTTTTTACTAAAAAGAGATTCACCGCTGAATAAAAGCGGATTAAAATATTATGCTGTTTTTTTTGCTGAAAAAGATTCAACGCTGAATAAGCGGTTAAAAAAGTTATATTTTTATTTTTCTTTTAAAGTTCACCGCTGAATAAGCGGAAATGGAAAAGCGATCTTCGGGTCGCTTTTTTATTTATAGAAAATAAAGGGCATTTAGCCCTTTTTTAATATCTGAATTGTGAGCTAAATCACAAATTTATACATTAAAACACTAAAACACTTGATTTTGTTCTGATCTTAGAACATAATAGACACATAGAGCAAGGCAAGGGGCCAGCTCAAATCTTTAGGAGATTAATTATGAAAACTTTAAATACCAACCTTTTCACTTTAGAACACATCACCGCAAACACTTTCAAAGTTTACCGCAAACATTATGACACAGGTTTAACTACAGAATATTCAGAAATTAAACTCAGCGATGAAGTGATCGCCGGATTAGAGAAAAAGCCACATTCAGGCTACTGGTCAGAAGTTGTTAGACAGACCGTTGAACAAAACGGTGCTTTATACGAAAAACACAAAATTTAATAAGAGCGCCCTCAATCGAGGGCTTTTTTATGGAGGAAAAATGGACGGATTGGAATTAAAATGCGCGAGATTACTGCTCGGGCTTTCACAAGAAGAGGCTGCCAAGCAAATTGGTGGAGTCACCCAACGTTCTTGGGCTTACTGGGAAAGCGGAGAAAGAACCATTCCGCAGGATGTGGCAGATCAAGTGCGGGAATTAATAAACAGAAGAAAAGCGATAATTCAGCAATTTAAAGAATTAAGCGAAAACAAAACGCAAATTGTCGTTATTTTCTATGAATCGCCGCAAGACGCGGGACAAACTCTTTTAGAAATGAGGTTTAATAATTCATTGGCGGCAACGTTAGCGATGGATTACGGCGTGAATGTAGTTAGATATAATCCCGTCGACTATATCAACTGGCTAACAGAGAATGGACTTGTTGATTCACCCGCAAAGCGTAGTGAATGGTCTGTAGATTATTTTTTAAGACAGAAAAAGGGCTAAAAAGCCCTTTTTTATTAGTCGTTTTTTACTTGTCCACCAGCAAACATGTACGGATTCACAGACTGTCCGTCATGCTGGTAATCTTCCGGCTGCTTCAATACTAACTGATTCAACACCCAGTCATGCGCACTTTCGCTACGCTCTGGAACTGAATTCAAGTAAAACGAATTAAAAGACAGTGCTTTTCTGTCACTGTTTCTTGCTTTCTTAGATACAAAGCTTGCTACTGCGACTGACGTTGTATTGTTTAAGTAGTCAATATTTAACGACATGATTTCGTGGTAGCTTGCATTCGCACCAGTTTGTTGATCTTCAATAGATTTTTCGATGTATTTCATGAACTTTTTCCTTTGTTTAAAAGAAAGCCGCACTACAACGCACGGCTATACTTTAGAGATCGTTTTTGATGACGTTGATTTCACAACAGCAATGAATGTGAATGTATCTTCATTAACAGACGTATCTGATAATGTTTCATACGAAATATCAATCGCGCAAGTTTCATTTCTTGGAATTGAAATTGTTCTTTGATATTCGTTGATGACCCCGTTTGGCAACGTGAGCCGTGCTTGAAGATTTCTGATTCCGGGCATGAAAATTGTTTCTGAAACAGTATAATCATTATCATCAGCTCTTCTTCCGGGTCTTCTAAAAATTGACGTGTAAGCTCTACCGGATATCGAAGAAAGAGGATCTATGATAAATAGTTCTCTATCTACATTTGCACTGTTGATTAAAACTTTCACAATTTTTCGCATATAGCGAATGTGATAACGGGGACTCTCTCCGTAATTAGTTGCACCTGACGCTCCAATATGTGTGGATGTGCAAGTAAAGACTTCTAGAACATTTCCACCAACAATCTGCGTTACTTCAAGCTCACCCGTGAATTTACCCGTCAAACCCTCAATTCTTGCACCGCGAATCACTCCCCCCTCAAACGTGTTACCTTTAATGTGGCCACCTTCAATTTTTGGCGAGGTTATCGTCGTATTTGCCTGAATTTTATCTCCAGTGATCGAGTTTTTAACAATTAAATCTCCTGCAATTGCAATTCTAGCTTGTCCATTTTCTGTTGATACAGTAAACGGCGTTTTAAGCGTATTACTGTTCGGATCTGCTATGACGAATTTCTCTGCTGAGATAATGACTTGCGACTCTTCTGTTTCGCCATCCACGCCAATCCCAATACCAGCAACAAGTTTCCTACCACTACTAGCATGCGTTTCCGTTTTAAAAACTTGCATCTTGCGCATGCTGCTTTCATTACGCTTGCCTGTTCTTTCAATTTGTGTGATTTCTTCCGCTAGTGCTTGAGAAAAAGCGTTTCTGCTTATTTGTCCTTGCAAGTAATCGACGAGTTTTTCGCCCGAGCTTTCCGTTACACCGACAACGGATGTTGTTAGCTCTCCCGCATTTCCGTTTGCCGTATCGAGCATGCGAGCCCAGAAATAGTGCGTTTCATTCACGCCCAGTCCGTCAAACGAATAACTGTTTGTCGGATAAGCCAATGTGACGAGTTTTCTTGCTGTTTCAAAGCGATCTTCTGTATTCGTCCAGATTTCGATCGCAGAGTTAGGATTAGCGAAGACTGGATTTTTCCATTGCAACAAAATCCCAAGCACTTTCGAAACGGTCGTTAATTCCGTCACGGTAAAGCTGATATTAAATGACTTAGTAACCGCTTCTGATAGCTGTCCTTGCTCGTTCTTCGCACGAATTTCTGCGACGTATTCACCGTCCGGTAAGCCCACAAACTTGTGGTTTGGTGTTGTTAAATCATCATAAACTTTATAAAACGTTCCGTTTTTATATAATTTAATCTGATATTTAATCATTGCGCTGTGCTTGACGACATAGTCAAAACTTAGTGCAACACCGTCACCGTTGGCTTGTACGTTGACGTGACTGACTTTATCAAGTCCGGCAGTAGAAAGCGTGGTTTCACGTGGCTCGAACACAGCACCATTATCAACAATTGCCTCTTTTTGTGGCTCATGTTGAAGTGCGACAATTGTGTATTGACCTTGTTTTTCTTCGTTGATCGTCAACGCTCTAAATAACTGCACGTTGATTTCTTGCGTAGTCAAAGACCAAACACCAAGTTCAGCTAGTCCTACCGGCTCAGATTCAAGCGTAACCTCTTTGCCGTTTTTACTGACGATACGAATATCTTTATGCTTCGCTTCACCATCAATGTAAGTTAAATAGCTATTGCTCCACAGCGAAATTTCTTTATCAAGCGTGACATTTCGACCGTTTACAGCGAGAACGCGACCACCGATGTTAGTGTCTGCATAATCACAGTCTGCTACGCGAATAACATCGCCCGGGATGTGCATCAGCCCCTCGGCACCAACCGCAAACGTTACTGTTTTTGTTTCTAATCGCTCAGTTTCAAGGATCCATTTTCCTGTTCTAAACGCTTGTCCGCGTGACGTGCAAGCAAATGCTGTCACTTTTTTAACGTTTAAGCCATGACGATGAATTAAATCATCATCAGAAACAACTTCGATCTTTCGTTCATAGCTATCATCCGCGTCGATATACTCAATGTGAATTTCATTATGCCGCGCTTTCTGTCCGGAATATTGATAAGAGAACTCCCCACCGATTACGTTAGCGTTTGTGTAGGTCCACACCGGATCTGCCGGTCTGTCCATCACAACCGTGAACTCGCGACCGTTCCACACAGGCATTGCACGAAAGATTGAACAGATATCGTTAATCACATCGTATGCTTTGCGCTGATCTGTTAACCACGCATTACAAGTAAATCTTGGCTCTTGTCCACCAAAACCATCCGGCACCATTTGATCGCAGTATTGCGCAGCTTGATATAACGCCCACTTATCAACGTTGAATTCACCTAAACGCCAGCCAAGACCATAGCGTTTATTTGTCATCAAGTCGTATAAAATCCAAGCCGGGTTATTGGTCCATGCGATCTTAAATGTACCGTCCCAAAATCCCGTATAAGTGCGCTCAAAAGGATCGTAATTGCTCGGCACCTTCATCTCGATGCCGTAAATTTCATAGGTTCGGTTCGGGATTGAACTGAAATATTCCGAATCAAAACGAATGCCTAGAATTGCGGTGTTCGGATACGCAAATTGCGTTTCGATGATTTCAGTGTAGCTCGCCCAGATCGTGTTATTCTGCAAACGCTGGGATTTACTGTCCACATTCACACGTTCAACTTTAACTTGAAATGGAACCGGTGGCAGGTCGCCAAACTCAACTTGTTTCAAGTATTGAGAGCTGTACTTTCCGCTTATTGATACAAGATGACTTCTTTCACCGATTGTTACTGTAAAATCAACTTTTGAGCCGTAAACATCACCTTTGTCGTTTTGATGAAAAAGCGACTGAACTCCGAGCGTCAACCGTAAACGGCTGACTTTTCTATCCGTGATCGTGCGTGTAATCGGTGTAAGCTTTTTTACTTGTGTACTGACCGCAATCTCTTTTTCAGAAGTGTTAAACCCTTCCATCACTTCTTGATCTTGCGTACCAATGCGCCCTTGCGCTTCAACATTTTTAAAATTAAAACTGTCGTCGCTAGCTTGTAGCGGTGTATTGTCTAAATAAACAGATTTAACACCGTCAACCAAGCCTTTGATCTGACCTTCTGACACAATTTCAACAATTGAAACAAACTGCTTAGATTGTCCGCTTTCCGGTGCCTCGTACGGTGTATGACCACCCCCACCTTTTCTTCCACCCATAACTTATCCCTTTGAAAACCCAGTATTTTGATTTTTCTCAAGGATATTCACATCAAGCGTTTGAACACCTTGCGAAATAACAAGACTGCCACAACGAATCCGACCGTAAGCTAACGGCACCATGCGACCTTGCGCGGCCATGTTTGATAAATTCGAAAAAGAAGTGGATTGTTTCTTTTCTTTTTCATTGATTGCTGGCATTTTTGGCTGCGGTGTAAGTAACTGCGCAACGCCACCAAGCATGAGGGAGGCACCAAGTCCACCAACCACCCATGCTGAATTTGCTGACAACAAACCAAAACCGACCGGTCCTAAAAGAAAGGCTGCGCCAACAAGTGCGGCACCTAAAATAGTTTGAAACACGCCTCCGCGCTTAGATCCTTTTAAAACAGGCGTAAAATGAACCGTCATACCTTCTTTTAGCTTGTAAAAAAGCCCTTTTTCTAGATAGCGGTTGTCTATATATTCTTTTGCGATTCGTACTGTGAAGTAGCCTTTTTGAATAAATTCCCGCAGTTTTGGGATTTGAGAAGTGAGCGCGCGAATGATTTCTGCCGTGTTTTCTGCATCTAGTTTGAATGAAGTTCCAAACTGTCTAAGACTGCCGTAAAATTTAACGTTGACCATTCTTTAAATCTCCAAATGCTGTGCGTATGCTTGAGCCAGTAGCCGTCATATAAATCCCGTTTTGATAAACGTTTAGGACTGTGATGTAATACTTGCTGATTACCGATATAAATCGCAGCGTGATTCGGTACGTCGGCACCGACTTGCATCAAAATAACATCACCTACCTGCACCCCTTTTTCATCAAAAACACGCTCAAAACCGTGTTTTTCCATGTTATCCAGATACAGATTCTGTCCTTCTTCCCACCAGAAGTCGTCACGTTCGAAATCTGGGAAATCAATGCCAGCCAAGCGATAAAAATCGCGGAATAGCGTGTAGCAATCTGTTTTTCCGTGGATAAAATCTCGTCCGATAAGTGGTGGGATGGTGGAGAACTCGTAAATCTCGTCATGACAAACAAGCCAGAAATCAAGATTTGAGAACATCTGCGTTTGACGATCCATTGCGGATAGAAACGGCTTGCCGTTTGGGTGTGAGTGAACAAGTGCGATGATTCCGTCATATTCGCTCGCTTTTAAGAAATCATCTGCTGAAATCTCAAAGTGATTCTCTTTATCTTCTGCGATGTTTTCACAAGCGATAAAGATTTTTTCTTTTCCGTCAAAAACAACAAAGCCACACATTTCGTGCGGCTCACATTGCTTTGCGTAGTCGATTAATATTTGTTTTAGCTTTTCATTCATTTTTTAACTCAACTTATTAACAGAAACGAATCCACCATAATTGCGTGTATTGTTTCTTATTTCACAACCAGTCAACAAACAACTGCATTTATCTTTTTTCGGATTTTTTGTGGGTTGATCTTTCTCGTCAGCGACGGGTGGACCGGTATAGCCACATTCCGCAGAACGATACAGCCAACCGCAGTGGATCCCGATTGTGCGAGAGGAAATAAACGCGTTGTCCGTTTCCGTTGGTAACGCAAGCACAAACACGGCAACGTCACGCTTTAATACAGATAACTGCTCAATGATAAAAAAACTAGGTACTTCTTGCGTTGGATCTGCTTGTGTATTTCCATCTTTAAAATTTACTGCATCAAGATGTTGTACATAGACCTGTCGTCTGCGCACGATCGCGCCAAGACATTGATCAAACCGATTGGCAATTCCCGTCACAAACCCATTGAAGTTCGCGAGCGTTAATTGTGGGCGGTTTGACGGTCCTTTTCCAGACAAAGAAAATCCCGTCGCGCTTGCCCCAAACGGTTGATAGGTGTTACCTTGCCACACAATTGGATTAAGCATTTCGTTCGTGCCGGCATAAAAGCGGTATAATTCACCGTTCATGCCGTCTTTATCTTTCAGACCGCGCAGATCTACTTCAAACAAGTCAATCATGGCGTTTTGCTCAAGCTTTGAAAGCTCAAGTTTCATTTCTGCGCTGATCATGCGAACACGCCTCCTTGTCTAAAGTTGTCTTCAATCGTTTCATTAACCACTTGTTTAGATATCTGTCTAATAAGCTCAACGGTAACTTCAAGTTGTCCACCTTTCTCTTTTACATCAGCCTTAGCTTTGACTTGCTCACCGTTATTGATAATATTCACCTTTATGTCTGGCTTACCTTGGTTTGAAGATCCTTTCTGCTGATTAGCTAAGAATTTTTTCAAATCTTGGTTAGTCCGACTATCAACAACACGCTCACCTTTATCAAGCAACCAAGTCCCCTCTCTTGGAATGTTATCTATCCCCGAGTGCGCTTGCCCTGAAAGGTTCATTGTTGTACCTGAAATGGTAGAAACGATACTTGACGTGGCAGAAATGACGCTTGCGATTGCACTTAGGTTTTGTGGCCACGGCAAAGCAGAAGCGTTAGCAATACCTTGTTGAATCTTGACGATAGACTCAGCAATAGCAAATGCTTTGGAAGCAGCAAACATAGCTTTATAAATACCAGACTGTTTACCTGCCGCTTGACCGATTAACTCTGTCGTGTCCATTAATGCTGAACTCATTGCAGAGAAACTATCAGCGTACATATCAAGCTCTTGGTTCTTTTTATTGAGATTATACTCATCCCAAAGTGCTTTTTGCCTTTCAGACAACTCTTGATCTGATAAAAACTTCTGCTCATTGAAAGATTTATAAAACGCTAATCTTTCTTGGAGTTTATTCATTTCATCTTGAGCCGGATCATAAGTTCCTTTGAGTCTATCTTCAAAACTCACGGCTTTTTCTTTGGCAACATCAGCTAACTCATAAGCAGAATCCCACCTTGCTTTGTTTGAAACGTATTTTGCGTCATCACCACTAATAGCTCCGCTACTTCTTAATTGCTCAATCTCTTTGAGCTGTTTTTGCAGTTCATTGCGAATCTTGATCTCTGGCATGTACTTTTCAAGCAGTTTTAGACGCTCTTTAGCTGCCTTTTCGCTAATTTCAGTTTTTAAAGCTTCATTCTGCTTATGTAGATTTACAGACTCACTACCCAGAGCTTTTTGTTTGGAAACATATCTATCTCCAGCTTCTGCTAAGTAACTAAATGTTCCATCAATGGCGTCTTTAATATAGTCTTGGCTGAATGCTTCTGTTAGTGCATTACCTAGCCTATCCTTGATATCTTGTTCAGCTTGTGTAACTTCCAGTCTAAAGCCACTTAAATCAACTTTCCAATCAGAAGTATCTACTAAATTTCCATTACCGAACTTTTCAGATATATAGTTCAGCATCTCAATTGGAGCCTTGAGAAAGTCAATAATTTTATTAATGCCGATTTCAACTATTTTTAGTAATCCATTAATTGCTGATTTACCATAACCAGTCAAGACAGCAGGAAAATTACCCCAAATAATCTTAATGGCATCAAATCCAAAGTTCCACGCACCAAGAATGCCATTTATTAGTGATTTGAAATAATCAAGTACAGCTCCACCAAATGAGATCACAGTATTGACTACACCGCCAAATATATCCCCCAGTGTGTCTGTAGCATCATTCCAAGTGAGGACGAACCAATCTACCACATCACCTACAACAGTTTTAAAATCATCCCACACACCAAGCGCAACATCACCCCATGTTGCGTTCATAGTGGAGGCACCTACTTCCATACCACTAATAAATTGATCAAACGCATAAGCGGCACCAATAATAGCTACAGTAAGCATTCCAATTGGGTTTGCTAACATTGCTACAGTAGCACCTCTTACTGCTCCAGTTAGACTTCTAAAGCCAAATGAAAGCAATCCAACACCATCATTTGCAGATTTGAAGTTAGAGGCTAAAGAAATAACATTAAATGCCGCATAAGCTGATGTTGCGTAAATAGCCGCCTTGGCGAAACTATCAAAATTTAAAGCTAGAGTTGAAACTAACGTTGCTAAACCACCAATAATACCGGTGGAGGTGTTTATTTCAGAAACCCATTTTAAAACTGAGTTCTGTAATAAGGTCATTGATTGCCCGAAAGTTAAGGGCATTTTCTCAAATGATTCCGAGATTTTCTCACTTGCACCACTAATTGATTCAAAAATTATCTTGGAAGTGATTTTTCCTTCTGAAGCTAGCTTTTTAACTTCTGCTCTAGATTTCCCCATATACTCAGCAATCGTATCTAGGATAATTGGAGCTGCCTCAGAAATAGATCTAAACTCGTCACCTTGCAATCGACCAGAACCTAATGCTTGAGATAACTGAAATAGAGCCGTCGCTTGTTCTTGCGCACCAACACCACCAACAGCCATTGCTTTGTTAAGTGTTTCGGTAAATCCAAGCACTTGCTTTTGACTATATTTATAGTCTTTTAACGCCCTTGAAGAACGAACATAAAGCGTAGTGGTTGCTTCTAAACTTCCTCGTGTTCTCTGCGCGATATCGAATAATTCATGTTTAACCTTGTTAAATTCTTGCGTTGAGCTAGTCACAAATTTAATTTGAGCATTTAATGCGGTCATCTTGTCCGTCATTTGAATAATCGTGCTGATCCCTTGAATACCCAAACCAACAGAAAGAAGTGACTTTAATCGCCCAATTGTTTTAACAAGGCTTTCGATATGTTTTTCTGTTCTTCCTGCGCTACCTTGTAGCTTTGCGAGGTCTCTATCAGCTTTATCAATACCAGATGATGTTACATTTAGGTGAAGTTTGGCAAAATCTGTCATATCAACCTCATAAATTTTTATGATAAAAAAATCCCTAAAAGCATTAACTTTTAGGGATTGCTATAGTTTCTAGGATAAAAAAAAGACCGCATAAAAATGCGGTCTGATTATCATTTTTACTAGTTATCTGTTATAAATATTTATCTCGGATTTGTCATCATTCCAAGAACATGCTGCCGTGAACTTCTCCTCTAATCCAAATGAGTTCTTGGCAGTAAAATCCATTCTGACAAGAATACCACCAGTTGTAGTTGATCCAATAGCACGCCCAAAAATACTCGTTTCAACCGTTGAAGGATGATTAGCTCTAGATTTAATTCCACTGAGGCAAGCTTTATAATATTTTTCTGAGTCAATATTTTTAAAGGACTCATTAACAGAAAAAACTTTATTTTGGCTCTTTATATCGTCTTCGCTGATATAAAATCTCTCTTTATTCTTGCAATCAACGTAGAAAACGATCTTCTGCTTTGGTTTGCTTTTGGTGTCCGATAAGGCAATATCCACAACTTTATCACATGACCTTGATTTTGCTACAAGCTCACCAGCTAATGGACCAAGATCGTTTATTTTTTTTATCCATTCACTCCCCCAAGCCTTGTATGTCTTAGGATTGTCTTTTTTAGTCATCGCAAAATAAGCATTCTCTACAATCTTACTCTTAGAATTATCCTCAATTTGCTCGACTTTGGGTTTGTTTTCTACACTATCAGAAACACCCTTGTCCTCTTTAGCGTTTTTGTTTTTTGACGCGAGAATTCCAAAAATAGCAGGAAATACAAATAAAATGATAAATATCCACTTCAATAACTTTTTCATATAAACTCCTTGTGTGTGTTTTTTCTGAATTATACAGAAAACAAAAGAAGTTTTGTTATAAAGTCATTTTTATTTAGTAAATACCATTTGCCATAGCTTATTAAACGAGGACCAATTAAGCGCCAATCTAAATCAGTCACTTAATCAGTCCTAATTGCATGATTTTTTTCACTAACTTTAATCTTTATTAAAAATAACAGCTAAGTGATTCGGACTGAATCGCCAACCTTGATCGCTATTCTTGATGGCATTGAAGCACCATTCTGAACAAAAGAACTTGCTGCGTTTTTGCTTAATACCAAGCACTATGCCGATAGCTCCCCAAAAGTCATATTTCATACCTTCGGTTTGTTTAAAATAGCTTTCAATTTGTTTTTCTGTAACGTCGTGGAGCTCAATTAAATCCCACTTTTCATGCTCTAAATACATAATTTTACTGCGTACTCCACCATCTCGTATTGATGACGAATAGCAGACCTTAAAACCTTTATTTACGACAATTTCACAATGGCTGTATAAGCCTTTAGTAAGCTTACGAGTTAACCAATCTGATAATCGAGCCAAGATCGCTTTAGGTGTCCAACCTGTTTTCTTGCCTTTATACAGCGCTAAATAAACCTTACCTTCCGTCATTGTTGAGCCTCCGCTAGCTGTCGCATTTTTGAAATAATATCGTCATGAATATTTTGCAGTTCTTCATCACTCAACTCATCATGCTTTAACTCATACTTACGCATTCGCTGAACTGCAAGCTGTTCTTGCAATTCGCGTAAGCCCTCTGCTTGCTTGAGAATTAAAAGCGTTGCTGATTTATTATCAAGTCCCGCAACGGTGGCGAAACTTGAAATATAAATACTTACTTCACCAGTAAAACCGGCTTCTTTAAATGCGGTTGCCGCCGATTCTCGCTCTTTGTACTCTTCCGCAAAGCGTGTCCATTTAGCTGTGATATTCGCAGCAGTGTTGTCGATGTTATCAGTTAATTTCTGAATAAAATCATGCTTAATCTGAATACGCTTTTCTTCATCAAGAACCCATTCACCATTGCGCCAGATATGCATCTCGCTTGGCTGTTTCTCAACGAGAATATATTGTCCGTCGTTGAGAATAAGTTGTTTAATTTCCAGTTCCGATAAATCATAGACTTCTATTTTGATGAAATCTTTTAAATTTTCAGGCACAGGAAAGACTTGATATTGCGACAAGTCTTTTTTAAAGAAATAAACTTCCATAAACATCCTCAAATAATGTACACCTCTTTTAAATATCTACCACCAGTTGAAGATACTCTCATAGTTGTACCAGATACGCTGATATCAAATCTAAGCTGTCTAACGTCAGCATATGAGTGATACCAAATAACAGAAATGAATGATATATCACCGCTGTTTTTATTTTCGATGTTAAACGCATTAAAACTCACAACCTCAACTAAATTATTATCTGTTAGAGTGTGACTTTGACCATGCTGCATGAGAACGATAACAGTCTTGCCTAATACATTCTTACTTAATGTAATATCCCCAGAGTTCACGTTGCCCGCCCAAACTCGCTCAGGTTGTGCTTGTAGAGATCCGTATACATAATTGTACAACTCACCAACAGCATACTCACTAATTGGAACATTTCTTCTATTACCGTTGTATGAGTTAGATATCTCTCCTTCATAACCTGCGGGACCACGAGGTCCTATTGGTCCTTGCTTCCCTTGTGGTCCAGTGGGCCCTTGAGGTCCAATATCACCTTTAGGTCCTTTTATATTTATTGCGCTTGGATTGGGTAAATTACCATCATTAATCCAGCTTAATAATCCCGAACTAGATAAACTTGGCGTAAATGTATATCCATTACGACCATCTGAACCAGACGGACCGGGTGGTCCCTGAATACCCGGAGAACCTTGAACTCCCGGTGGACCAGATGGACCGGGTGGACCTTGTTCTCCTTTTGCTCTGCTAATCGTTTGTATTTCTTCTTCAAGTTCTTTGATTTTGCTTAACGCATTAAGAACTTTTTCACTGACTGCTTGAGCGAACTCAATAAGAATTTTATTTAAGTTAGCCATTTAACTGCTCCAGTTTTTGATTAAGAATTGCGACAAGATCGGGTGGATCATCAGGGATAATGCATTGTCCAGATGATGATTCTTCGTTTGCCTGTTGGCTATTTGAGCCGATCACCTCTTTAAACTCCGCAGACAGTGTAAAAAAACCCGTTTTGTGAGATACACCCCATTCTTCACACTTAAAATATCCTTGTTGCGTCGAATTGTATGGCGTCCAAAGAAAAGATTTTACCGCACCATGATCGTTGAGAAATTTATCAATCTCATTAATTAATTCCTCACTCCCAGAGAAAGAAACTGAATAAACGCGAAGGTTATTATTTATTCCCTGTGGGATACGCTGTTCATAGCCGTCGCCAAAGCTAATTGTATTTACTTTTGGCTTTTTTTTCATTTCCATGCCCCATTGGGGTGCGTATTCAAAAACTCTCATATTCTTACCATAAAAATAGCCAAGGCATTTCACCTTGGCTTATGTTTCAGTTTGGCTGTTTAAATAAACAATATCAATTTGCTTAATAACCTCAATTTCCCAAGCTGCCAAACTTACCTTTGTAAGAATGGACCACGCAAGAATATCTGAGTATGAAATAGGATTGACTGCCATGCCATACTGTCTAGATAGCGAAAGTTCATTAAAATAGCTGAATAAATACATCAACCCACTAGGTGGCTCCGGTGTATTCAGCTCATCAGGCTTAATTCCAGTCTGCTCCCAGACAGCCTGTAGATGTTCTCTTAATGTTGCATCACTATTTTTGACTGGTTTATTAAGCTTAAATTCTTCTCGAGCGTGATCGATTAATCTTTCGATCCGCTCTTTAGAAAGTTTCCCAAGTCATCTGAATGCTCAACGATTTGAGAGCATAGCCAAGGGCATTTATTAAGCACTTTACTAACGTTTTCATCGTTAAACTCTAGCGCTTTGCCTTCCCATTCGACATTTTCCCAGCCAGCAACACGCACAATTGCGTTATTAATACTTTCCTGCTCAATATCGTCCAGATCACGTAATTTAGGACGACGTGAACGCTTGCTCTCAAGATCATCTTTCTGGAGCTTACGGAAAATACCATTAGCAAACTTGCGAACAACATCACTTTGGGAAGAATAAACATCAATGAATGCACCTGTTTTTTCATTTGTCACAGGGTGTAACACTTCAAAACGGTAGGTTTCTTCTGAAGCTTTGCGAATGTCTAATGTGGATAAATCCATATTTTATGTCCTCTTTTTTTCGTGGATAAAAAAAGCCACTCTCATGGAGTGGCTTGTGTTGATTTGTATTAATTAGGCTAAAGTATCTTGAATGATGATCGTCGTAGGTTTCTTCAGGGAATCGTCGATCTGGCTTGCGCTATCATAAACGGCTGGGAATGCGCTGAAATTACAGGTTTGCATCAATAATTTCTCACCGTCATCAATATCAATGGAGGTTGCTTTGATTCCGGGCAGAATAATACTCATGTAATCAGCGTTAGTAGCGTCACCTGCATCTAGTCGCAAGGCTAAAGAAAGATTTTCACTAGTTCTAACAGCGTCGATCATCTTCTTGTCTTGGAAGTACATCGTAAATGAACCATCAACTTTAACCGTTCCAATAAACACATCAGGGGCGTATTTAGCGCCTAGAACAGGCTCACTGGAGGCGTTTAGGTCAATATCCAACTTAAACCCTGTTACTAACGCTGCGGTTTTCTTATTGAGCATTAAGCGCCCATTTACACCCGCTAATTTTTCAGACTGAATTTGTGGTGTCGGACTTGTGTAATAGGCTGTTGCGGACTCTTCACCGCGCTGTCCAAGAAATGTCGTGGTAATTGATGCAATTCCGTTAGGTTGAACATCAATACTGATTTTTGATACCCGGCAACCTAAATACACGCGACTAATACTGACGTCTTGGAAAAAATCTTCAATACAGAACGATTCAGTTGCGTGACCAGATTCAGGTACTACGAGGATTTTCCCGTTCTTCTCGTTATTGCCAGCAGTTGTTTTTTTAATAATTGGTGCCTTTGCCTCCGGTGTCCAAGCACCACGAAGTGCGGCTGCTAAAAAAGCAGACCATTGACCGCAAGCAAGCTCACCTTTGATGTCGCCCTCTACTTTCTCAAAACCAACAACTGTAGGTGCGCGCTGTAAATCTGTGCGGATTTCTTCACTTGAGAAACTCTCAAAGTTAGTATTCAGGGAGATTTCTGTTCGAGTAAGAATCTTTCCTGTTGTTGCGGTGGGTTTTGTGCCAAATGTTGTCTCCTTGGAGAAAACAACCTTGCGTTTAACCCCTTGTGCGTTTGTTGCCATGTTGTTCCTCCTTTAGAGTTCATAGGCAGTAAAATTAATAGTTACTGGTAGCGCAAGAATGTTGTCATTCAGATAAGTGCCACCTATTTGTGGTGGCGAGTGGATAACCACTTGAACACCTTTTTTAGCAAAAGATTTGCCATAAAAATGCTGTCTTATTTGCGATGCTTTTTCTTCAATCTCAGCCGTTCCTTTTCCTGAAGAGTAATACAATGTGACTTGTAAGAACCCTGTTTCTTGCGCCTTAGGCTTATCGCTAATTGCACCTGTTAGCGTACTTGAGATATTGAGAAATACACTTTGGTAAGGCAAATCTGGAGTGCTTACTGCTCCCTCCCATGCTGTTTCTATGTCATTTATTTTTGCTAAATAACCTTGAAGTATTGCCCTGATTTTCGCTTTCATTAGTAGAATTTCCCTAGATTGCTTCTAAGCCAAGCTTGCATTTCTTGAACAGTAATTCTCACCATTCCTTGTGGGGCTTGCGTGGAGAAACCATTCTCAGTTTTTATTCCACCGGGTTTAGGATATAAACCATATTCAATAACAGGCGCGTATGGTTTATCTGTGGCAATGATAATGGTGTCGCCAAACTTGGCAGTATTAAGCGCAGAAGTATCACCATTATAATTCTGCGGCATTCCATTAACACTTACAGTCCAGCTCGCCCTTAACTGCCCTGTATCTACTGGTGTTTTCTGTTTTACTTTTTCATACGTTTCAATCCCAACTTTTCTCAGAACAAGATCTGCTTTATTGCCGAGCTTTTCTCTGAATTTTGCTATATCAATAACAAAACTTCCCATATTAACCACCCAATCGCCTTGCTTGACATTGGTAAATGATGACGGTGTTAGATGGCTTAATTGGCTGAAATTTAACAATAAGCCACGTTTCACCATTCACTACAACATGTGAATTTAATTCTGGCTTAGCTTCCGCCGTAAGGTAAATCAAAACATCGCCTTGTTTAACCATGCTGGCACCACTATCACCACGGTATGATGGAAAATCGTAAGCAAGATTATCGAAAATACAGAAAGCTTTGTTTTCCACTGTCTGAACAGTATTAACACTTCCTGTTTCTGGATCGTACTCACCTTTTTTTTCAATTCTCACTACACACGGAGAACCAAATTTTTTGATGAGTGATGATGAAATGTTTTTTAGCCTACCGTACATATCACCCTCTTAACATTCTAGCCTTGCCGCCACCTTGGCTTTTATCCAAATAGGTATCAAGAATGCCCTTTACATATTCAAAGCGGTTACTTGCGTTACCAGATGCTAGGTTTTTCTCGAAATTCACCGAAAGAGGACCAACACGAACGCTAGACATTTCACTATCTGGATTTTCATTCAGATTCTCGTAAAGAGCCAACTCAAATACGGCGTATTTGACCGAAGTTGGAATGCCTTTACTATCAGTCCCACCAGTATTAGTGCGAGGAAATGCTCGAGGTTGTGTTGGATCTACTTTTCTACCAAGAAAGCGATAATTGAAGTCTAAGAAATCCGATGCACTCACTAAACGCCTTGCTTTCGTTTCGTCATCAAGCTCTTGCCATGCAAATGCACTGTTTCTGTGAGCGTGATATTTATTAGCTTCTTCCAAAGTGACGTAGGAGTCATTAGGGATTATTAAATCCATATCTCCCCCTTTACTTTTAAGTTTCTTCACTAAGTAAAGCAATCAAGTCATCTTTCTTGGCTTTAGGATCGAAATCAATTCCTTTTTCAGTTAGCATTGCTTTTAACTCATCTACTTTCAAAGCAGACAAGCCTTTATCATCTTTTTTGGTTTCTTCTGGTCCTAAAACGACCCACCCTAGAGATTCATGCTCAGAAAGCGTGCTTTGATGTACTACTAGCTGTTCATTTTGTTTCTCAATTCTAAAAAACATAATCTTTCTCCATAAAAAAAGCGCTCCTTTCGGAACGCTCTTTATGTTGTTTCAGGTTAACCCGCTAAAATTGCCAAGTGGCGAGAATTAATAACTTTCGCGCCCCAAGTCATACCAATTTCAAACTTAACTTGGCGGTATTGACGGTAAACGCGAACCTCAAACACTAATCCAGTAACTGGATCGGTTAAGAACATAACGTCTTCCGCGCTATCACCACCAGTTGGTTGTGCTGGCGCACGTGTTGCAAGCACAATAGCGTTACGGTCAAAGGCAAAGTTAGGTGTAAAGTCGCCAAATGATGTAATGGTTTCACTACCAGACATCGAAGTGATAATGCCCGGTGCGTTGATTTTCAATTTTCCCGCACCGTTGCCTAAATCTTCTGCCACGGTGTAGATGTTGCTTTTATCATTGTTTAGATAAATCAAATCACCCGCTTTGAAATCACCTGTTCCAGACTGTAATGCAAGTTCACGCAATCCCGTTGCTGCACCACCATTTAAGGTTTTGGAGGCAGCCTTACCTTGTTTATGCATTGAGATACCAGCAGAGTTACGAAGGGCAAAGCCTTGCACTCGATCTGTGTAGCCATCACGTAGCATATCTGCGCTACCTGCCTCATTCACTTTGAATAAAACAGACTGCACACCACGCAAGTTAGCCATTGCACCAGAGTTGACGACTAATTGACGGTCCACGATAGGACAGCCGTTGTCATCAAGAATACGGGCAACACCAGCGAAGTCAGATAAATTACCCGCTGTACCAAATGGCGTTTTGCCATACGTACCATAGGCACGAGAGGCACCAATCAACGCTTTGCTTGCGACATCGCGCTCAATAGAGTTAACAAGCTTGCGCATACCATCAGCAAACTGATCAGCTAACACGCCATTATAAACACCAGCGTTACTTACACGTTTCTCATCTTCACCAGTCCAAACGATAGGAGCGGCTTTTGAGTGCTCCATCTTAATTTTGACTGATTCAGGAGTGGTACCGCCTGAATTTTTAGGTTGTTGACCCGGTAAAATATCTTCAAGCTCACCTGCACTTGCGATTGGTACAGTCACTTCATCGCCTAAAGCTGCACGCTCTGCTGTTGAGTTACGGTTAACCGCTGGGATGAATCCAACCATCTCACGAGAAACGGTATTTAACGCAGCATAAAGAGATGGTGCGATTGCTGTTAAAGTATTTTGTTCTGCCATTTCTGACCTCTTTTAATTTAGTTAGTTAATGTAATTCCATCCTGCATGGTCTTCATTTGTTCCGCAGGAGAGAGTTTTTCGAATTGAGCGCGAGACATTGTTCTCGCTCCATTTTGGCTGCCATTAGAAGATCCACCGCCTTGCGATGCTGGGAACCAGTGAGGTGCCTTTTCTTTCATGCCTTCGAACCATTCTTTCAGTGTCAATGGCTTACCATCACCACCAAAAGTATTTTCATCAATTGGAACAACGAGTCCGTCATCAAGCTTAAACGTGAGCTTAGCCCTTAATACCGCATCGTCAGCACCAAAGGTAACACCTGCTTTGGTTGCTTCACTACGGATAGCGTTTTCAAGAACCAATCCAGAATAGCGATCTAAGCTTGCTTGTAGCTTATTCATTTCTTCTTGATGTTTCGCATTGAGTGCGTCGATTTCACGCTGTTTTGCTTCGTTGACCTTGCTTACTCGAGCTTCAATGACTTCTTGATACTTGCCCTCAGCAATTTTTTTCATTTCCTCATCATTCTCGAATTGAGTCATGAGATTTTTAATGGTTTCCGGGTCTAAGCCGTCGAATTTAGCTAACTTCTCTTTCAAATCTTTCTGAGCGCCTAGCAATTCAGAATTCTTTGTTTTAAGTCCAGCGACTTCTTTTGCGACTGCTTCGCTAATGGCTTTATCAAGATCGGCTTGTGTATATTTCGCCTCACCAGCACCGCTACCACCAGCACCGCCGCCAGCTTCATCAGGATTGCCATTAAGCTTTTGTGAGAATTTTCCTAAATTCATAAATGTGTACATAAAAGATCACCTCGTGATATGTTGTTGATGTGCCTAGCACGTTAAAATCGCCATTCCTTGAATGACGGGAATAAAAAAAACCGCTAACGTATTGCTACGCTGCGGTTTGGTTAAAAATGGGAAACAAAAAAGCCCCAACTGTTTTTCAGCGGGGCTTATTCTTGGTGTTGTTTTTCACTATTTGCTTTTCTTGTCTATATACAAGATTTTTTCATCAAGAAAAGCGAGCTGTTCTAATAAATCTTGACGATACTTTTCTACTTTCAATCTATCTTCTTTATCAAGTATTAGTTTTCCATCTTCATTTTCATACATAAAATAATTTTCAATAACGGAGTAAGTGATATCTTCGAGAGTAAACGGGATATCAAGATAGGTTTGCTCTTCACTATTAATAGTATCTAACATCCAATCCATAACCTCTTTTGCTCTTCTTTGTGTCTTTTCACTCTCGCATTCCGTCCATCCACCAACCAAAAAGAATGCAAATCCACTGTCAGAGCTATACGATATAGCTGCATGAAACTCATCATCTTCCTGAAAAATCACCTGATATTCACAATCACTAATTTTCATTAGTTCACTCCCTTTAAATCGATTCTGTTGATTAAGCTAGGTCAATAGAAATTGTTTAGCTTGCTGATATTTCTGCTGTCTGGCAATATCTTTTTCAGTTATTTTTGCTAAACGGCTTAGGTCCATATTATGAGTTAAATCAGCAATCTTGACCTTTCGAGCAATGTCGTTAGATTTTACTCTTGAGAGATAGTCTTGGTAGCTTTCCCCTTGTCTTTTGGTAATAGCATTAACCGAATCAGCAATCACACAACCAAATAGCTCAGAAATATCACTGAGTGATACTTCTGTATCTTCGACACTATCGTGTAACCACGCTGTTGCAATTACATCATCATTTTCGTTAGCGAGTAAGCCTGCTACAAACGCTAAATGATTAATATAAGGTTGTCCCGCTTTATCAAATTGATGATGGTGTATCCGTTCAGCAAATGATTTAGCTTTATTACTTTTGTTTACTAATCCACTCATTTGCCATATCTTCTGATATTTGATCAAAATCAATAAAATCACTCGCTAAAATTTTATCACCCCAATAAAAAGCGTCAGAATTATCCCAAGCGTTTTTTTTAACATCAAACTTGGCAAACGTTAAATAGTCGTATGCTTCACCTCTCACAAGCAATTGATTATTTGACTTTGGGAAAACAAGATAATATTCCATCGCTAATTCCTGATCTTTCCTATATTGACAGGGGTTTCAAGTTGATTACTTAAATCCTTCATCTTCTCGTTAAGTCTTTTAAGCTCTTCGGATGAAATATTAAGAATCCTTGCTTTTTCATATAACTCATGCAATTTTCCATTCTTCAACTCAAAGCTTTGTTTGGTGTGGTACTGCATTTCAAACTTAACGCCATCTTTTTCAACGATCGTATTAATACCTTTATATACAGCACCTTTTCGCCAAGTATTTTTAACTCTGGTTACATTATAACCTTTTTCAGTAAGAATTTCCTGCATTCGAAAATAATTTTGCGTGAAATTCTTGCTCTCAAAAATTGTGGTATAACGCACAATATCAGTTATTTTACTTAGCGACTCTCCTTCTGTTATTCCGGTTTTAATAATATCCGTTTGAACTTTGCGCGTGATGGAATCAATGCTTTTCAAGCGATAATCTAACCCATCTAAATAGCCATTAGATTGCTTAACGATGGATAACATATCATTTGTAAATGCCGGCTCTAATTCACTTGCGCGTTTATAAACAGCATTTACGGCACCTTCAACACCACCTAACTTAAAATGCTCCCTAAGCTCTTTGAGTGTCAAGGGGCGCCCAGACTGATCAAGCATATCCCGAAAAGTGATAACACCATTTCGCCATAAGTCAGCCTTACCCTTGCCTAAGATTTCATCTTGTTGCGCCTTAGTTTTGTTTTTAAGCCAATCTTCATAAGTGATGTTAGCTTTTACCTGTCCATCCATGCTGGCTCTAGTGCTTTCTGGAATTTCATCGACATCAAAGCCTAACTCTCGCCAAGATTTCATAATTAGACGCAAGGTTGATCTGCAATTTGGATGTAATGGAGGTCTTTGGTATGGAACACTGTGATCGCCTACTGGCTTTCTTTCTAAATCCCAAGCTAGCCCATCTCTAATACGACAAATTTCTGACGTTCTCGTGTCAAGAGTGCTTATGTGCTGCTCGCCTTTGATGATATCCATGTTTTCATCACGCAAAAGCTTGTGAGCTTCGTCGTTAACCTTCATTACTGCTGTTCTAACTAATGTTTCAGCAGAACGACGTGAATGCACCATAAGCTCATTTACTTCTGTGATGATTCTGCTTGTTGCTTTACCGTCCAAAATACCCTGTCTAATTAGCCCAGAGAACTTAAAACTTAAATCGCCTCCCTGTTTATCGAACCAATCAGACAAAGGTGAACCGGCGACGATTTGAGCGGTTTTATTGGCTTTTAACTTATAGTCCGGCACCTTGTTGAATAAATCGAATTTTACGGACTGGTTGTATATTTCCATTATTGCCAAAGCTTCAATTGGTAAAAGGCTTTGCAACTCACCATCTGTAAAACTATACATTTCAACATAGTAACTCTTGATAAGCTCTTTTATCTCACCAAGTAACTTTGCTACATCTCTTTTACTTGCATTTTCCAACCCAACAGCAGAAATACGGCTCAACATCTGTTTTTGAAGTTTATTGAGCCGCTTTACGATTTCTCGTCTTAATGAGGCGTCATAACGAAAGAGTAAGATTTTATGATCTGTGAGCAGATGTTCTATTTGCTCATCAATACTCATTGTTTTCTCCATGGAAATTCCCACTCATACTTTCGACTTCTAGTCTAGCTTGCTCATCTTCCCAACTAGCATGATCAGATAGCAAACCTCTGCGTTTTGCCTCCTCAAATGTTGTTTGGGTGGAAATGACTCCAGCCGAGTTCAGTTTAATAACCATATCCAATGAGGCGTTAGGATCGATTTCGCTATCAATGTTTCCGCTTATCTCAACATTGCCTACGTTCTCAATACCAAGCCAGAAACCTACATATTCAAGCGCTAAATCAAGTGCGTCTTCGAATTTGTTGGCATAAAGTCTTAATTGACTGATTTCTTTTCCTTGCTCATCTCTTGCTTGACTTTCAGTCATGGCGATAATGTTTTTGATAAGAAGTTTTGCCCCGGCCACCAACATCTGAGATTCAAGCTCTTTAATTGATTCTTTCCCGGCACCTATTGCATTACCTGAATGTTCAACATAGAAAAGACCACCTTCTCTTGGCAGATCAATTACGGAACCCCCAATTTGAAACTGCTCCCCCTCAACCGCTCCAGTTCTAGCAAGGAGCGGAACTCTTGCAACACTAACAATGTTGTCTTGGTCTGATTGGGATTGCCAGTGTTTAATATTTAAGTGGGCCAGCTCCAACAATGGAGGTCTTCCAATGCCAAAGTGATCAGTTTGTTTTGTGATAAAAGGTACGATAGGAATAAAATCAAGAGTTTTGCCTAAATGCTTAAGCTCAACCTCAGCGTGCAAGTAATAATCGTTATCTCCATCTTTCGCATTTTCAATTTTTCTGAATTTTCGAACTATTCCCCGCTCATACACATTGATCTGCTCAATCTGTTTTAACCCAAATTCTCCATTCTCTTCATCAACGAACTCACGGTATCTAAATTGAGTAAATACACGTTTACCGTTAATTCTAGCTGTTTTAAAACCCAAAACTGAGGATGGATGAATGTGAACTAAATAAGGTCTAGCCCCCATAGCTTTTTCTTCTGCTAGCGTTTTGGCATCGTTTGTAACTGGGTAATCGACCAGAACATAACTAACACCATAGGCTAATCCTGCGTGAAACCAACTGGATGCAAACACATCAAGGTTATTCCCTTCCATATCCACATCTGGGAGTATTTCACTAGCAAGCTTATTGTTGATCTTTGTGATATTAATTGGAGTAAAAAAAACTCTCCCGTTCATTTGGGAGAGTGTTTCTTCTAGAGCTGGATAAAGCGTTGTTCGTTCCAACCTATTTTTGTAAGTTTCCTCATCTTCTAATGGGAACTTTGGTAAATAGATTTTACCAGCCTCTCTCATTCGCTCTGTTCCACCTAACAAGTCATCTATAATGCGGACACGTGAATGCAATTTCGCCATTTCTGACGAAATATCAGATACTTTAAACATATAAAATCCTTAGCGTACTTTTAGTGAGGACTGTCTAGAAATTGGTTTGATAATTGGCATGTGGTGATTGATAAAATAACCGGCAGCGTCATTTAAATGATCGAATCCACCAGTTTTATCTGGCATACCATTTGCGTCATAGGCTTGTTGTTCTAAACATTCCGTATAGGACGGGCATTTATTTGTGTTCACAAAATAACGTCTTTCGCCATTCATGTTACAAAATGCCGCATTAACGGATAAAACACGATCTCGCACATAAGGATTTTGCGATCCAACTCTAATAACAAAACCATGCTTGCGAAGAATACTTAAATCAGATTCTGAAGCATCCTTACTGGTCGTATTTTGCCCTGAGGCGTCAGGATAGATGATAACTTGACGATTTGGGTATTTATCTGAAAGAACTCTTGCCATTTCAGGCGTATCTCTTACGCCTTTCAACTCATCTACCGCATAAACGTAATCACCGCGTACAACATGAACAACCGCGCTCATATTCATCACGTTAAAGTCCATACCAACATGAAGTGGTTCATAAAGATCCATTACTGTATCGCTATGGTTCAGTAAGCGATCGAAATCCACATAAACAGTACCGCTACTTAAGTTAACAAATTGACCATTTAGGTATGCGTCAATAAGTTGCGGTGGATATGATTGTCTTAGTGATTCTATATAATCATCTGGCAGATTTGCCTCGTTGTCGTAAGTGCTAGCTTGGATTATTCCGTAAAGTGCTTTAAGCTCTGGTTTTTCTCTGATTTCTTTTACGAACTGCTGATAGACAAACTTAAAACCCTCTGGGGTGGTAGTTACATCTACGCCATTGCGTAACCCATCAATTTTATAACGCATACGAGCGATGATTTTACGCCATGCAATCTGCGCCTTAGCTGTTGGCATTACATCAAGTTCGTCACATAAAGCTTGACCAATCTTAAAACCGACGATACTTGAGGGATTATCCATAGAACGACAGATAATTGTGCCGTAATGGTATTTACCTCTGTAAATGTGAACTTCTTTATTTGAAGATTTGATATCAACACTAAATCCCCAATCGTAAGCTACTTCTTCAATTGTGGGATAGAAAATATCTTTAATCTGACCGAACGTCGGAGCAAAGTATCCAGCATTAACTTTTGGGTACTCTGCGAAATGTTTCATGAGCGCACCACATCCAACCCATGTTTTTCCAGAGCCGAAACCTGCAACATAAGCTCTGAATTTATTATTCATACTTAGGAATTTTGCTTGAGGTATATTTAACTTAGGCATTATTAAGTTTTCCTTGCGTCTATAACCTCAACAACAATTGACTTAACCTCTTCACTCTCACTGCCCGACTTCATTGCGTTAAGCTCTATTCTCTTTCTCTCATTATCAAGTTGAGTACTAATGAGCGCATTTCTTTGAGAAATGAGAGATTGAAGCCTTGCTGTAGTTTGATTAATAAGTGAGGTGTAATCTTTCTTTATATACTGCTTTGTTTCAATGAGATCTTCTTCCTCACCTTCGTCAGCGGTAATCGGTAAGCCTCCAACAACTGGTGTTTGTGTTGTTCTTGTTTTTAATTCTAGATTATCCTCTTGTTCTCGTTCCTCTTTTAAAAGACGGTACAAGCGGATTCTATAAACTTTTATCTCTTGATCTAAATTATCAAGTTCGACCTGTTCTGCTATTTCTAATTCTTCATCGGTCATAAACTTAGAATAAATCGCACCGGGTTTAGCGGAGTTTTTATTTCCTTCCGGTGCGCCTGTTGATTTTCCACCATGAAGACGGCAACGCCCGTTTGGCATAGCAGGATTTTTGCACTTACAGCCTGAACGAGTTTTCGCCCCACACTGTTTTGCTTTGCTATTCAACATTTAACGTCCTTTACATGGGGTTGTTTTTAAAATTAAGAACCAGATGAGCGAGAACCACTGGAATTTGCTGCGCGACGACCTCCGAAAAAGTTTCGCACTGCTCCAGCCGCTCGACTTAAAAAGCCACGCATAAAAAGCCTCCTTTAACTTCCACTTGATCTAGCACCACTAGGGCTAGATGCTCTTCTACTTGATGAGCCTACATACATAATCCCACCACCATTTGCTAACGTTAAAAATCGACGCATAACAATCTCCATATAACAAAAAACCCCAATCATTTCTGATTGAGGTCATTTTGAGAACTACCAATTTTTAATCTTCGACAAACTCTAAATAGCTTTTGTCAATTTTACCTTCTGTTCGGTATGGAACCTTCGCCTCTGGCAATTTAATACCTAGCTTTTTGGCAACCACTTGACCATCTAGGTACTTGTCGCCATGTTCAAACAATTCCATAGCTCTCAAGAAGAACTCTTTCTGCTCTCTCGTTTGAAAGCAAACTGCAAACCAGTATTCAGAATCTGTTGCTAACTCAAAGCGATTATTTTCACGCTTGATTGCATTTCTGAATTCTTCTGATACTGCATTTAAATCATTTCTGCTATCGACCTCTGGATCGCCTGTCGGCTCGGGCATCTCAATAGCTTTTTCTTTTCTTTTGCTTGCTTTAACTTTGTGAATGATCTTTTGAGCTTTGATTTTAGCTTGCTCTTTTAAAGATTTTTTATCAATGCTTGCCATTTGCGCACTCCCATCTAAAAATTTCTAAATCTGCCATCGGATATAACTCAAGGATTTTTTGATAATCTCTAGGGTAATGTTTTTTAATGAGATATAAGAAACGCAAATCAATCCCATCAAATGAGCGACCGAAAATTTTGTAATCTTTCGATAACTTCACATTGTGCTTTCTGAAGCAATCAATTAAATCCTGTTTTTTCCAATCCCACACTGGATGATATTTCAATTGATTAAATGAAATACTGCCATGCGTGTTGATAGCAATTCTTCGCATTGGGCTATCCGCTGCTCTCACACCATCCGCAACTAATGTATCTTTTGGTAGACCGAATTTGTGGCACATTACTTTTTGAATATCGAGATAATCAAAATTTGGCAAGCCAGCATCTTCAATGATTCTAAGATTTTGTGGCGGCTGGAACACAAAATTATTTAATAATCTGTGAACGCTCGGATGAGGCAATTGTGTTATCTTCACGCTGAAGAACTTCTCATAATGCGAAATTTGCTCATTGACGAACTCAAGATCCGGGACTAAATACAAATAATACGGAATCACTTCATCGAAATGATCACGAATTGCAAGCCACGCGGCAATTGCATCTTTACCGCACGAGAAAGCAAGCAATGTTTTGCGTTGCTTTTTCGCTACGAAATCAATTGTTTTTTGACCTGACATTGCTGCCATTTTGATCTCCTTTTTTATCTAACATGACTAAAATATACCAAAATATGTTGACAATGGCAACATATTTTTATAATATTTTCACATCAGCTAAGGCTAGATATTCACACTCTGATTAATAAATAAGGAAATCAAGATGAACATTGCAGAAATTATTTTAGAACAACTCGGCGGCAATAGATTTTTAATCATGACTGGCGCTAAAAATCTTGTTAACACCGGAAATGGCTTAGCATTTTCTTTACCGGCAAATTTTGCTAAAGAAAAAATAAATCATGTTCATATTGCTCTCACAAAAGAGGATTTATATGATGTTACTTATTCAAACCGTCGTGGTATTAATTTTAAAGAAATTACAAAATCAGAAGCTATATATTGTGATATGCTAGAAGCAGATTTCACAGAAACAACCGGGTTAAGTTTAAGAATATGAAGCCAAACGCAGAAGAATACTATAATCCTAGCCGTGAATACCTATCACGGCTTATTAATACTCTTAAAGAAAAACGCTATTCTATGACTGAAATAAGCCGTAGGATTGGCGTTTCTAGAGGGACTATTTACAATCACCTTAGAGATGAATCAGATCCTCGTTATAGACCGCACCCATATACACTGCAATTCGCATTAGAAAAATTGCTTGGTGAGGATAAAAGTAATATTTAAATCACATTTTTTAGATATTTTCTCGGGATTTTTCGATACTACCCAAAAGCAATAGTCAAAAAATGTAATATATAATTTACAAAAAAATGACCGCACTTTTTAGAATGCGGTCGTTTTTATTGGTTAAAGTGAAAACACTGTTTTTCCTTGTTCGTTCGTCACATAAATATGATCGTTAGGATAAACAAACGTAATCTCACTGCCGCACATTTCTTTAATCTCACGGTTATTAAGTGAAGTAACAAGCACTCCAATAAGTTCACCTTCTGGAGCAATATTACGATGCCAACAATCAAGCTCTTCTTCTTCGTAAACTTCTGTCATTTCAGGATCACGATAACTTGTTGGTGTCCATTCAATACAAGAAGGATCGGCAACCTTGCACTGCGCAGCAAGTTTTAACGCCAATTTAAAGTTATCTGAACCCGGTTTATGAAAAACAAAGTGCTCGGCTTCTCTGATATGAACAACGCCGTCAATTTCTGTTTTAATCGTTAACATTTAATTTCCTTTTTCTGTTTCTGTTGCTAAGAAAAAAGGCGACCGAAGTCGCCCTGATATCAAATGCCACCGCCTAAGGTTTCGATGGCACTCAATTCTTTTTTAAGCTTAATCTATGACATTCCAATCTTCAGCAAGTACATCAGTTTGGCTAGCAAGCCATGGAACCAGTTTATTATCCGCAGTCTTCATATAGATGGCATCTAAGCACTGTATTCCAGCGTCGTCAGGTTGCGTATGGAAGTATTCATGGTTAATATGGTATCGAACTGTTTCGCCGTAGACTAAAAACAGATACATTCCTTTACCATTCCAACCTGCGCGAGAAACTTTTTTACCTTTTTTAAGTAAATTAAGCGCGTATCCAAAATTAAAAGGGCTTTGATTCTTTACATCTTCCGGGTAATGCGCAGATTTTTCATCGTACAACTTAGTTTTAAGCATATACCCTTCCAACTGCCACAATTTTTCAAAGGCATTTTCATAAGCAATATTTTCGCCAATTTCTTGGTTGTAGCTAGCTGGATCAACGCAAGCAGATTCACCAGTCACGGTAAAGCTATTTCGTAGAGTTAATACGCAAACTGTTAATGTTTCAGTTAGTCGGTGGAATTTTTTATCAACAATAATTGATTCCAAGTGTTCTTTAGTTACACGGTTTTCCATTATTTTCTCCAATTAATTTTGTGCGTTTTCTGTTTGCCATTCCCGGATCTTATCGACTCGATTTAAGCAAACATCCCTTTCACTTTTAAGAATGACAGCGTATTTAGAAACGTCACCATACGTCTGTCCTGTGAAACCCGTCTTATTCAGATGTGCAAGTAACGCTGCCGGAATGTTTGGGCACACTTGCGCTACGGGTTTACTGGCGCAAGAAGTCAACAATAGAACGAGGAGCGCTAGCATTGTAAGCGTCAGCACTCTTTTCATCATGTGAAATAGAATTGATTGCATCATCTGATTTACTCCGCGATTCACTTTCCAATCTGCTGATTTCAAGTGTGAGTTGTCTATTTATTTCTTCTTGCTGTTTGAGCTTTTTGATACTTTCGCTCTGTAGTGAAATGGTTTGGGCTTGAATGGTGTTTTTGGCTTTTAAGTTAGAAATAGACTGGAACTGGAACCACAACGCGACACACAAGCCCAAAATTACGACGATCAAGATTTGTGTAAGTCGGCTAAACATAGCTCACGTTCCTTTTGTCTGCGGATTTCAAGTCCACGTAATACTTTACCGTTAGCGTATTTCCAGCGTGGAAATTGATCGCACATTGCTTGAATATCACCATTTTTGGCGTGCTTAAACAACGTAGAATATTTAAGCTTAGAACATCCGACATTAAATGTGATTGATACCGTTGCCTCAAATGCACCTTGCGGCAAATTCTTCCCGTTTGCCCAGTTATTAACGCATTTTTCAGCTACTTTAATGTCATTTACCCAGCGCTTCGCTATCTCTTCGTCTGAATATCTTTTACGCTCAATTGGCAATCCGCTTAATTCCGTTGAACCAATACCAACTGTTAGAACGTCAGCAGGACATCTATAAGGTTCACGTGCGCACCCCTCGGCATTACCAATGATTTCTAGTCCACGCTCACCGGTGCGAATCTCAGTTGAGTGATCGGACATGACAACAGCGATAATCATTGCAACAGAACAAGCCGTTATCTTCTTAACGTGTTTCATTTAACAAGCCCCGCTTTTTCTTTTTCGAGTTTTATTCTCATGCGTTCAACTCTTAACTTATGAAGCTCTTCAAGTCGCACTTTTTCTGCGTTTTTTCTCTCATTTTCTTTCTTCTTGTAATAAGAGTTAACAAGCATCGTAATTACACCAACAGTCAAACTGATAACTGCCAGCCATTCTTGAAGCGAGAGAAGTGCAAAGAAAGCGCCAAACCCTGACCAGATATACGATTGCGTCCCAGCATCTTTCATTTTCATAATCTCCACCCCCTTGCTTTTGGGGCAATAAAAAAGCCCAGTCCGTTAAGACTAAGCTTGTGAATTTGGCAAGGGTGACTGGACTTGAACCAATGACATACGATTTTGGAGACCGTTGCTCTACCAGTTGAGCTACACCCTTAAATAAAAACCCCGACTGCTTCTAGTCAGGGTTATAAAATCTCATTTAGTGAACCTCATTTAAACAAAGCCCACTATGTATTGAAATGGTATATAGGTTTATACTTTTTGTCAATACTTGATTTTCACGTTGACGGCACGTTTGCTACCAGATTGAAGAATTACAAAGCCAGTTACAAGAAGTTCGTGAATTATAGCTTTCGCTAATTTTAGCTCTTTCTCTACGTTTTTTCTCATGGTGAGAATACTTGGCACTCTGATTTTTGATTTACCCGGACTGGCTTTCATTGGAATTGGTTCGCTATTCTTTCTCAACGTTACAGCTATTTTGTTAATAGTGCATTTGTTCACGTAGTAAGAAAAGACAATGAACCGCATCGCTGGATCATGCTTCATAAAGAACTGGTCAACAATTTGACTGATCATCATTCCAACATCATCATCACAAATTGGCTCGCTAGGTTCGCTTGGTGTAACACTTTGCATTAATCTACCAATGATATTAAATTGTGTTTTATCAAACCGTTCAGTTCTAATCCAGTTGCCCCACATGTCCATCCACTTGTCGACAAAATATTCTTGTTCTTGTGTTAATTTTAATTCACTAAATTTCATTCCCTGCCCTCTAATTCTTTAATTTTGTTTTTGTACAGCGCAATCTTTGCTTTGATTTCGTCGTTTGTGAGTTTTAGTGGTGGATGATCTTTTCTCTCCAATCTTTCTACTTCTTCAATGCCTATCTTTTTAATAAGGTTAATTCTGTACTCTGTAATATTTCCACTCCTGTGGTCATTGCATACGGAGCATTGTTTATGGACGTTTTTTTCATCAAATCTTAGCTCTGGTGATGAACCGACTGTTTTATAATGTCCAGCATGCCATTGCCCTTGATGATAACGACAGCAACTAATACAAGGTTCGTCCTTATCTCGCAGTCTAATGAATTTATTGAAAATCTTTTGTAAATCGTTTAACCAATCCCTTCTTGTTTTTAACGCCTCCTTTCTTGCCCTCATTCGTTTTGCAGTTTCTATGCGCTCGGCTTTTTGTATTTTTTCCCTTTTCTTGCGTGCTTCTTCTTTGCTGAGCTTGATAGCACAATCAACTGAACAGACTTTCTGCGTTGATTTGCTTTTCACAAAATAACAGCCACATACTTTACACTTGTGTTCCTTTGGTTTTTTAGTCATTACGCTACTTCCTGTAATTCTTAAATTAACGCATTGATTTTGAAAATATGTTGGTTTTAACCTCCTCCCATCTCCACAACCCTAAGAAGATAAACTGGATAATGGTGATAAAAAAACTAATAACATAAATGGCAAATATGACTGATAGCTCTAGTAATAAATACAAGAGGACAACAACCGCTCCCAACACCATGAATGGTAAAGCCAGTAAATATTTAAATGCTTTTTTCATTTTTATTCTCCTTTATTTAAACTTCTCAATCTTCTCTAAGCCCCAAAATGTACATCTCAACGAGTAGTACTAATACAGTCTTTCTCATAAGAAATCTCCTTCGAAAAACGCCTTAACTCTCCACGGATAATCTCTAACGTCTTGTTTCCAGAATTTCCAGTAACCATTCTTGTATCCTCTAAGGTGTAGGATTAGGCCCTCGACACTTATTGCGACTAGATAGATAGGAAAGCTCGCTAATGCGAATAAAAACCAAATTGTCATATAAACAAAAAGTAAAAGCGCTAGTGCTGTTTTCCTCATTTGTTTTTCCCTCTCTTACCATTCTTAAAAACATCTCTTTTATTAATCTTTGGTCTTGGTGGTTTTGGATTTTCTATTATTTTTATAACCAATCCATCGCCCTGAGAAACAGCCATACTTGCCATTGCTAGCGCCAATAAATTCTTTCTCATTTATCACCCCTAAATGCTCTGATAACCCCCTTTCTCGCGTCTGTTTCCATTTCTTTCCAGAACCCAAAGAAATCAAGTGATAAAGTTACGCCTTCTATAATGTCTTTAAGTTGCCACTTAAGCGTAATAACAAAAACAAACACAGTTAAAAGCAAGCACCAAAGAAATATAATTGACCACCAAACGGGGAACAAAATTACACCAAATACATACTTCCAAACTGACTTAAATTTCTCCATTTTTATTCTCATTTCTTTAACTCTTCTAAACTAAAATAACCGCAAGACTTGGTACGATTCATTGAGCAATCTTTACTGACATTCGGATATCTTCCCGTGTAGTGGCCACAACATCTAAACGTTTCATCCTCGAAATATCCCCATTCATCAGCCCCTGTTAAATCTTCTATTTCGCCACCACATTTAGGGCATTTGTATTCTGTTTTCATAAAAAATCACCCATCAACATACAGCCCAAAAACAACATTCCGAGTGACCCAATTACAATTAAAAAATCTTCCATTATTTAACCCTCATTAGTGTTAGCTTTCCGTTAAAAACTGCTCCAGTATCAATATAGAAACGATTTCCCATCTGCTCTGGTTCTTTCATTGGCGTATGCCCAAAAACAAACATATCAGCACCGTCAATTGAAATATGGCTGTCATTTTCAACACGGTCTCTGTTCCAAATAACCCCTTTATTGCTTACTTCTTTCCCATACTCATATTTATTGTGTGGATAGTCTGCGTGAGCAATAACGATCTTCTTTTCAGCAATAGATAGCTCAATGATTAACGGCAATTCTTTGCATTGTGTGATTAGCTTTTCTGCTTTCTGTTTTTGAATTGGATCAAGCTCAAAATACCAATTACCACCGTTATATAACCAAGCGTAAAGTGATTGGTTATTACCCTCTAATCCGTTAATAGCTAATTGTTCATGGTTTCCTCTTACAGCCTCAAACCAATCAAAATTGATAAGCTCTAGACATTTAATGTTTTCAGAACCTCTATCGATTAGATCACCCACTGAAATAAGTAAGTCATTCACAAAGTCAAACCCAACTTTCTCTAACTCACTAACAAGCAAGTCATACGAACCATGTAAGTCGCCAACAATAAAGATTTTTTTGTACTTACTTCCATCAATTTTTTTATAAATCTCTGCCATTACTAACCTCTAGATATGGGGTGATCATATTTTGCTATTTTGACCTACCCCAAAATTACAAATAATAATAAAATCAATAAGTTAAAATCAGAAAAATGAGTAAAGTCTATTGATCGTATTTTCGTCCGTTGTATTGTTAAAAATCTCTTTCAATGCGGCGTTAATCAACGCCTTGTAACATTGTTCAAACTCACTCTGATCCATGTTCCCATAACTTAAACTTTGAGCTTCTACTCTCATTCTGCCGTCAATCGTGTAAGTCACATCACGGAAACCTGCAAGCACAGTTAAATTTTTACGGAAAGTGTCGAACTGTTTCCGTTCATCAAAGTATTTCCAATCTGTCTTATCTGCGGACCAGTGTTCAAAACAAAACTTGAAGAAAAGGAAAACCTTGCGATGAAAGGCGGGATTTCTCGGTCTTTTTATTTCGACTTCGTAAATCTCACCGTTTTTGAATGACTGAAGATCTGGTAAGTACATTTCATCACACGGCACGAATGTACCGCCCGCGCCTTTAACCATATTAAAGATCAAACTTCATTCCCCCACACGTCCCAGCCATCAGTTGTGTTGCGTGCGAACAATTCAATGCGTGGTAAGTCGCCCATTAACTCAACGATCTTTTCACGCACAACGCCAGGCTTTTTACTATGGTGCTGGATTGGCTCAACGATGATTTGAGAAACGCTCGCATTAGCTCGTTGTGGTCTGCCTTTTGTTGCAATTAAGCACACTTCACTATTTGCGCGCGTCCAATTCCCACACCCAAAGAAATATTTATCGGTCTGTTTTTTGTTAGTTTTAACCCAGTTAAAGCCGATTGTTTTATATTTGAATCCCCACGCCTTGATCACCTCTAACGCTTTATCTAGGATCGGGAAAGTAACCCACATAAACAAAACACAATCGTCATCAGCTAGCTGATTAACCGGCATAGATTCGATCTCTTTAAACGTCATCGTTCTGTAATGATTTACTGCGGCACCATTACTTACCTTGTTTGAATAATTCCAAGGTGGATCTGCGTAAATGATTTGATATTTCTTATCCGTATTAAACATTCGCCTTTCCTTGTAAAATGGCGCGAGCCATTGCCACGCCTTGAGAGTTGATTTCTTGTTGTTTTTTGGGATCGATAAAACTTGGCTTCTCTGGTATCGCTAATGCTAACTCTGGCAATTCTTCACCTCTTGCTAGCTTTTCAGCAGTTGCTTTCAAGAATGCTTTTGCGTGCTTTCTCAACTCTTCCGCACTCCAGCCAAATTCTTTATTGCGACAATACAAGTCAAAGATGAGATATTGCTCAACGTTGTTTTTGAATTGAAATTCGTGCTGATTATCAAAGCCGTGAAAGCGTGAATACTGCTTGATTCTTTCGAGCAATTCTTCGACCGATGGAATGCCTTTACTCTCTAATTCTCCCTCTTTGCACCACTCGATAAACTGTCCAAGACTTGGCAGAAAAGGGCTTTTTTCTCGCTTGCAACGTTCAATACCGAAAACAAGAACATTCCAGTTTCTAATATTTGCGTTAATGATTTCTTCAATCCAAATCGATTTAAAATTTGCCACAGACTGATCACTTGGCAATGTTTTATGCCATGCCGTACAGATAGCGGTTAATTCATCAAATAATTTATCCATCACCATTACAGCCTGAGGTGTAATATCGACTTTTGCACCGCTAGGTATTTGATAGTTTGCTTGTTTGCCAACAAGACCTCGCTTGACAAGTTCTGATGCTGATTTCATTTCGCCACCCCACGTTTTATTGTGATAGTTCGACCAACCGCCCACGCACCAGATTTATCATGAGCATTTACGGCACCAGACGACTTGTTGAATTCAACTTTCAAAGCAAATAATCCAGTCCAAGTATTAGCGATCGACTGTTCTAAAACGGCAGTAGCTTTTTCAGGATCCTTGCCGCTAAATTTTTCTAAGTTTTTCAAGCAAAGCTCAACTGTCTTCTCTGTTTGAATCATTGCGCCTTTCCCCTTGGCTTTTCTCATCCGACAGTAAGCAATCCAAACATCACGATCGACATAATTTGGTAATACAACGTTTTCAGGATCAAATTTCTGAGTACCATGTTCACGTTTGCTCTCTTGTTCAGCAGGTGACGGATCAGATAAGGGGGGTATAGGGGGGTTATTATTAATATTTTGTATAGTGTTATTTTGTGTGTCTAAATTTTTGACATGATCTTGTCTAAAATTTTGACTAGTCGTGTCTAAATTTTTGACACGTCTATTTTCTTGACTGGTCAAAATTTTAGACCAGTCAAGAGAGAAAACGTTAGTGTTGCGAAACCCCTTAGTCTTGACTAAAAGACCTTTTTCAATAAGGCGATCACATCCAGAAATGACAGATTGTTTGCTTAATTTCAAAGCTACCATGAATTGAGATACTGAAATGGCATCCATTTCTTTTTGCCATCCAGTCGTCTTACGAATAACTAATAAAAAACACTTTAATTCTGCTTCTTTCATGTCAGCAATTAATTCATCAACAATCACGTTAGGCACTTGGAAAGAATTTGGAATAAATTTGTTAGTCATAACATCAACTCCGAAGCGTAGCGTGACGCGATATATTCAATCCCCTTGCTTGTTACACGGGTTTGTGTGTAATTGTGACCGTGTTCTGCTGTACCTGTTTTCACGGTAAATAAATCACGTGAATGGGATGTTTGATATGGCAGTAACGCACCAGATTGGCGATATAAAAGGCGATCTTGAATAAGGCGGTCTATCATTGCTCTTTCTGGCATTTTTAGAATCTTCGCGACTTCACGAAGTGATTTACTAGTGCCAACTTCCACGTAGTGATCGACAAAAGCAGCTTTTGGTTTTAATTCAGCGTTCTCTAATTGTAAACGCTCGTTTTCTTCCTCAGCTTGAAGAACCATTAACGCTAATTCTTTTCGAGAAAGTGCGGTTGATTTTTGTTGATTTTCCAACTCTTGCCAGCGGTCAACTATTGCGGCGGTAAATTCAGGGCAGTTTTGAGCGACGACGATAAGGCAATCTCTTTTCTCGAGATGGTATTCGTAATAAGTCTGTCCGTTCTGTGGATGGGTGTAAGCCATTGGCTGATACCCCCTAATTACGCCCTTTACCATTAGTCTTTCGATTGAACGACATAGGTCGCTATGATTTTTATTAATTAATGACGCAATCTCACGACTACTCATCGTAAGTCTTGCTTTTTGTTCTGAAATGTTTAATAATTGATTCATCGGAAGTACCTTTCGTAGTTTAACTTTGTTAAAGACCACCGCTCCTACGGTGGTTTTTTATTTCTTGTAAAGTGAAATAGCTAATTCAATTGATGAACAAGTCGCACTTAAATGCTTGTGTAAAATCTTACGTATGCGATCTTCTTCTTGTGATGTGATTTCACCGTCTGACATCGCAGAATCTAAAGCACTGAATAACATTCCGCGAACTGACAATTCTTGAACCTGTTTTGTAGAAAGCTCGACAGAATCCAGCTCATCAACAACTGGTGTTTTGACAAACACGCCACCAGCTTGACGACATAATTCATCGGTGTAGTCTGTTAAGCCGTATTCATGCTGAATTGCGATCAACTCTTCATCTTTGAAACGCTGACCTTTTGTCTGATACATGCGATTGTTTAACTCGCTTTCTGTCAAACCGATAGAAAAAGCAACTTTATCTTTTCCACCAGCAATCTCTGCGGCTTTATTAATCATCTGAATTATTGTTCTTCTCATTGCCATAATTTCCTGTTGTTTTTTATGGTTTTCTTTTTGTTTTGTGTTGGTAAATTAGTTTTGAACAGGGAAAACATCATCAAGAGAGCAAGCAACGCCATTTTTATTTAATGCAAAAACGATCTTTCTCGCAGTTTTTAAATCTGGTGTTCTTCTTCCTGATTCGTAATGCCCTAACGCACCTTGTGTAAGGTTTATTTGTTGAGCAAATTCTCCCTGAGTTAAATTTGTCGCTTTTCTATACTCAGAAATTTTGTTCATAAAAAACTCCTTATAAATATCAACTCAATAATACATTATGTATTTTAAATATTCAACATGAAAATACCAAATGTATTTTGAATAAATAATACAAAGTGTAATAATTTGTTAAATTTATAAAGAGAGGTATTGGCTCTATGAAAAAGCAGTGGAATGAGTTTGTTAGAGATCGAATGTCCGAAAAGAATCTCAAGCAAGAAGATATTGCTGAGGCAATAGAAAGAACACAGGGTGCAGTTGGGCACTGGTTAACAGGACGCAGATCTCCTAACTTTATAGAGGTAGCTAAAATGCTTAATGCTACTGGGGCTGATCAGGTTATTCTCAATTCAGATGGAACGATAGAAGACATAGAGTTTATAGGAATGCCCAAAAAAGGATTAGTTAAGGTCATTGGAGAAGCAACGATGGGAGCAGACGGAAGCGTTGACATTGAAGAAGTTCACGTTGGTTATATAGATATTTTCACTACTGATCCAAAAGCATTTTGTTTACGCGTAAAAGGTTCAAGCATGGAGCCGAGAATACATAGTGGCGAATTTGTTCTAGTTGAACCTCAATCGACTTTTAGTAATGGTGATGATGTTTTTATTCGTACAAAAGATGGTAAGAATATGATTAAGATTCTTGAATATAAGAGAGATGGTGAGTATAGGTTTTCTAGCATCAATAATGATCATAAACCATTTAATCTAGCTATAGATGAAGTTGAATTGATATATTATGTGGCTGGGATATTAAAAAAATCAAGGTTTGTTGAGCTTGATTAATCATATTATTTACTATAAAAAACCGCCAACTAGGCGGTTTTTTTAGATGTGCGTTGGGACAAGTTTAATACCTAATGCTTGCGTAATTTTCATTATAGTATCAAAACGTGGCTTACTACCGTATGATAATGTTTTATAAAGACTTTCTCTTCCCAACCCTGTTTTTGCTGCTAACTCCGTCATTCCTCTTGCTCTTGCAACATCACCTAGCGCGGAAATAAATTCATTAGTATCACCTGTTTCTAAAACTTCACTTAAATATGCCGCAATCATTTCTTCACTATCTAGGTATTCAGCAATATCAAATGGTTTTAATTCTACTTTTTTACTCATACATTTACCCCCTCTTTCTGCTTAATTTCTTCCCATAACGCTTTTGCTTTAGCAATATCTGCTTTCTGAGTAGATTTATCACCGCCACAAATTAGCAAATAGGTTACATCTTTGTATTGTGCATAATAAACCCTATAACCAGCTCCTTTCATTATTCGCATTTCATATAAACCATCACCAACTGATTTATGATCGCCAAAATTACCATTTTTAGCTCTATTAATACGAGCAAGAATAGCCGCCTTAGCCGACAAATCTTTTAGCTCTTTAAGCCATTTATTAAACACTGTTGTTTCAATTAGCTCAAACATAACAACCCCTTTTTTATTTAGATTGTATCCTATTAGATACAAAGAATCAATAATTTTTCATATTGTTAATTATTTATGTGATTTAGCTCACATATTCAGCAATTAATCAAAAAAAATTCAAAAATATTTTCTTTTAAAATCATATAAATAAATACATTTTGTATTTTTTGAAAAAAACATAATACATTTTGTATTGACTTTAAAAATACATATTGTATTATATACACAACAAAACAAGATACACATCAGGAGAACAAGATGGAATTTAATAACGCACAAGAGCTAAAAGCATTAATCATCACCGAAGTTTTAGAAGCTTATGCAGAAAAAACGGGTAAATGCTTAGAACATCTTGCCGAGATGTTTATCGGAAACGAACTTTTTAGAAATGAAATTATGCAAGAAGTGGGAAAAGTAGCAAAAGCTTTAATTTAAAAAGAATCTTTACCAAGCCCTTTACGGAGGGCTTGAATAAAGGTTCTTAAACCTCGCTCTTTAAAAATTTAATTAAAACTAATAATTGCCTGATGGTGATGAGTTAGTGAAAGTGTGGAAGACCATATAGACCCACCGCTCAAACAGAATTGTAAATAGATACAATCCAATTATTAGTTTAGGTGAAAACTGGTTGCGCATAATAAGGCGCAAGGGAGTAACCGAAAAAGATCCTCACTTTTGGTCTGTTTTCAGTAGGAATAAATGGAAAGCAACAGGCAGCAAACGTTAGCTAAAGGCGTGACATCATCGGAGAGACGATGATTATTCAAAGCTACACTCCACTGCGGAATGTTTTAATACCCCTATTTATTGCGTAACGCAGTGTGTTGGAGTAATTAACCACGAGCAAGCGTAATTAACTTGTTGAGTGTGGCTTTGAATAATAAATTAGCGACAACATAAAGGGGTGTCAGGCGATAGTCTTTCCCTGCGTTGAGTGAAGTCGGTATAGGGATGGATCAATGCGTATCTTGCACTAATACGCAGTCGCACAAAGAAGCTGTTTACGAGAAACAGTGAGCTGTCTATACATAAAAACCGTAACCCACAAGCGGCAATGCGGTGGCTAGCAACTGATAGGCGTAGGTTGCAACAGCCGAAAGCGTCTAATTTTAAAGTTTTGAGGAGAGAAAAACTAAAGTGCATTAGCGGTAAATGATAGTCGGCATAGGGACGATTCAGCTATATCACGCATCCAGATATAGTCGCACAAAGAAGCTAAGCCAGAAAGGCGGGTGAGTAGTCTATGCGGTTAAGTAAACCGTCAGCGTCAATGCTTAACAGGAAAGTTCCTTGAATTTTAAAGTTTTTGAATTTGGGAAAAACTGGATGCAAATATCACAAATAGCATTTGCGAGTGTTATTTATGATGTTTTCCTATGAGGTCTGCCATCTCAACTAGCAAAAGGCAGATATAACGGCTTAGTCAGGTCGTCGAATTTTTCTGAGGTGCTAATGGCTTGGCTAGTCAAGTACGCACGAAATAAATACTCCGTGAGACTTGGTTTTACACACTCCAGAATGACAAAGGAGTGGCGAGAAAATCAGCGGTTGCCAGTTACCGCACTTTAACTGGCGCTTTAAATAAAGCGCATTTACAGAGAAATCTTGGGAAGTACAACCGGGACGAATGTTAGACAAGTGCGCTTTATTGAAAGAATTATGACCCTGTGAACATTAACTTAATGTACGGATAATTTGACCAATCCTAACCATGCGGGGTCGCCCTATTTGACCGTTTAGCTTAATCGGGTAAAGCAGCCGGCTCATAACCGGAAGATAGCGAGTTCGAATCTCGTGGCGGTCACCATATTTAACAGTGTAGCTCAATCGGATAGAGCAAGTGCCTTCTAAGCACTAGGTTGAGAGTTCGAACCTCTCCACTGTTGCCAAACTTTACGGTGTAGCTCAAATGGTAGAGCAGCAGATTTTTTTTGATCTGTGCGTTACTGGTTCGAATCCAGTCACCGTGGCCAGATTGGTGCTAGCGTTTAAAATACCCCTTATTAATACATATTTGTACCTCATCGAACGTTAGCACCATCCCTTTTCCTACAACGTGAATATTTGCCCTCTTTATGAGGGCTTTTTTTGAGGTGAAAAATGAACACATACGCAAAATTCGCACCAACAGTTTTTGTTGCTAAGTGTACTGAAAAATACAACAAAGGCGATGTAGCAACTATAACTAGCAAATATGGAAAAGAAACTGAAGTTGTTATTCATAACTTGGTTAAACAAGTTGGAGATACGTTCTTTTACTCATTCACTCGCAAAGATGGCGAAAACAGCCAAACTTACGCAGTTAAAAAAGCGGAGCGTTATCAGGGTTATGCGAATAACGCATTAAAGCGTAGTCAGCAATATTGCGAAGCGGCGAATGAAGGGCGTGAATTTTTACGGTTAGCCGAGCCGATTAAAGTCGGTCATCACAGCGAAAAACGCCACAGAGCTTTAATTGAGCGAAATAATAAGCGAATGGATAAAGCGGTGGAAGAAGCTAATAAAGCTGAAAGCTATGATGACAGAATTGAATACTGGCAAAGAATGGCTGACAAGATTGATTTATCTATGCCAGCAAGTCTTGAGTTTTTCTCTAGCGAGTTAGAGAAGGCAAAAGCAAAACATCAGGATTTAAAAGACAATCCAGAAAAAAGAGAACATAGCTTTGCACTAACTTACGCTAAAAAAGCAGTAAATGACTTAGAGAAGAAAGTCAAGTTAGCGCAGGTATTATGGGGATAAATAATAGCCACCACATAGGTGGCTTTTTTATTGAGGAAAACGAAATGAAATTTAATTTATGGAATATTACAGGCGCATTCTTAATTGCGCTTATTTTGGGTGTTAGTTGTCATCCGGGATCGGTAAACGAACAAGAAACGGATTATCACACTCACTATCTGAGTGCTGAAATCAGCAAAGAACAATTAGCTGAAATGAAACGTGAAGCAAGCGAGGAGTGGAAAAAGGAATACGGTGATATTCCCCCAAACTTGGCAAGCGAACAACTGATTTATCTCAGAGTTTACGCACTTAAAGAACAGGAGCGAAGAAATGGCACGCGCTAGAAAGAAAAGTGACAAGACACTCTCCTATTCTATCGAACCCCATCCAAAAGGACTGGGGTTTGTTGTTTATGAGCAATTTGGAAAAAGTAAAACAGGTTGGCAACGTAATTTTGCTAGCAAGGATTTATGCGAAACAGCAATAAAACAACGGCAGAAAAGCAGAGAGGAGTTTTTAAACGCCTCATGTAAGCCAGCTAGGGCATTCTATATTTGATGGATTTAGAAGATGAAAAGCAAACGATTTTTACCCGCTTGGCAGTGCGACAGCGATCAAGACTACTACGCACAGTTTGAACAACAAGAAGAGAAAGAAGTCGATCCTGATGATTTAGATAATGGTCAGTTCGTTGAGCAAGATATCAGATACCACAACGGAGACAGGGGTTAATTATGGAATTTGGTTTAATTTTATCAACAGAGAGCAAGGTGTTAGCTTGCAACATCCAAGATTTCAAGGCTCAAGCTGAGAAATTCTTATCAACAATCACAAGCACGTTTGAAACAGACGAAGACTTTGGAAAAGCAAAAGAAGAAGTAAAACTGCTTAAAGAAGTTGAAGATCGCACACGTGAAGCAATTAAAAACGCACAACATGGCGATATTCAAGAATTAATCGCACAGGCAGAAGAAATTGCGGAACAATTTAGACAAAAACGCTTGTTCTTAGATAAAACAGTAAAAACGCGCGAAGCTGAGATTAAGTCTGAGATTGTATCAACAGCACTAGATGAAGCTATCCGCTCAATGAGCGGCTATGAAAATGATGTATCTATTGCGCTAAGCACTAAATATTCAAGAAATGTTATTAAAGTTCGACTAGAAGAAGCTACAAAACGCAGAAGTACGATTGCAACGCTAGAGAAAGCGGTCAATGCTGAAAAATCATTAATTATCACTGAAATTTCATCCGAAGGTGCTCGCATTGCTGAGCGCAGAAAGATGATCCCAATTCATTACGAACATCTATTCAGAGATTGGCAACAGCTGATTGGCGGTGAGCAAGATTTAGAGCTAATCGTTAAACAACGCATCGCAGAAGAAGAGAAACGCGAAGCGGAGTTAAAAGCAAAAGCAGAAGCGGAAGCTAAAGCGAGAGAAGAAGCGCAGACTAAAGCTAAAGCACAAGCCGAAATTGAAGCTATTCAAGCGCAAGAAAAACAGGCAGAAAAAGGACGCGTGGAAAGTGCGGTAGAAAAAACACAAGAATCCACAAGTGAGCCAGTTTCAGATTTTGTTATCACAATTCAATTAAAGCAAGTGACAAGAAATGAGGCTGTAAAAATTGCTTACAATTTGAAAGAGCGCTTTGGCGAAAACTTAACACTTAACCCACTTTTAAAATCTTAAGGAAATAAAAATGGCAACAGCATTACAGACGTTAACAAATAAACTCGCAGAACGCTTTGAAATGGGTTCCAGCGAAAATCTTCCACAAACTTTAATGGCAACTGCTTTTCGTGGGCAAAACGTCACACCAGAGCAGATGACTGCACTTTTAGTTGTTGCAAATCAACATGGTTTAAATCCGTGGACTAATGAAATTTACGCATTTCCCAATAATGGCGGAATTGTGCCAATTGTTGGGGTTGATGGTTGGTCAAGAATTATGAACGAACATCCGCAATTTGACGGCATTGAGTTTGTATTTGGCGAGGATAATAGCTGTACTTGTACTATTTATCGCAAAGATCGCACTCGCCCAATTGTAGTTACTGAATATATGGGTGAATGTCAGCGCAACACGCAGCCTTGGAAATCACATCCAAAGCGAATGCTGCGACATAAGGCTATGATTCAGTGCGCAAGACTTGCTTTTGGATTTACTGGAATTTATGACCCAGACGAAGCGGAGCGTATAGTTGAAAATGATAAAGAGCCAATTAACATCACACCAAAGCCGAATCTAATAGATGTTCAAGCAACTGAGTTAGCAACCTCCGAGCAAGTAAGTCAATTACAACAGCTAATTCAACTAACTAACACAGATACAGTTAAAGCATTTGCGTATTATGGCGTTAACACTCTTGAACAACTGTCTAAAGAAAAAGCAGAATATTTCATCAGAACATTAAATCAACGTCTTGATGAACAATCAGCTAATATTTCAAAAAAATGATTTAGGTGAAGAAATACCGCTATGATTGATGGCTTAATTACGCTCGATTGCGAGCAAGGCACTGAGGAATGGCTAGTTGCAAGGCTAGGCATTCCTACTGCCACAGGAATTAAAAACATAGTAACTCCAAACGGACAGAAGTCTGGAGGTTGGATTTCCTATCTTGCTGAACTTGTTGCAGAAAGCATTGAGGGTGTAACTGAGAGCTTTAAATCACAGCACATGGAGCGCGGTAATGAACTTGAGCCGCTAGCACGCATGGCTTATGAGTTTGCAACAGGAAATGAAGTAACTCAAGTCGGTGGCGTTTATCTCAACGATAAAAAAGAGCTAATGATAAGTCCTGACGGCTTAATTTTGAGCCGCCAAAAAGGCTTAGAAATTAAGTGTCCGAAGATGAAAACGCATATCAAGTACATTCTTGAAGGTGGCGTACCGTCTGAATACATCATTCAAGTTCAAGTGGCGATGTGGGTCACGGGTTATAAATCGTGGGATTTTGTTAGTTATTGTCCAGAGTATAAAAAGCAAACGCTTTACTTGCACACAGCAAATAGAGACGAAAATCTAATGAAAGCATTTGATGAATATATTCCGCAGTTTTTGACATCATTAAAAGCACTTAAGGGGTAAGTAATGGCTGGAGTCAATAAAGTAATTATCGTCGGGAATTTGGGAAGCGATCCTGATGTCCGCACAATGCCAAATGGCGAAGCAGTGGCAAAAATCAGTGTTGCAACCAGTGAAAGCTGGATTGATAAAAACACAAACGAACGCAAAACACAAACTGAATGGCATTCTATCGTGTTCTATCGCAGACAAGCAGAAATTTGCGGTCAGTATCTCAAAAAAGGATCGAAAGTGTATGTGGAAGGGCGTTTAAAAACTCGTAAGTGGCAAGACCAAAACGGACAAGATCGCTACACAACTGAAATTCAAGGTGACGTGTTGCAGATGTTGGATAGTCGCCAAGATTCACAACAGCAAGCACAGGCACCACAAAATAACGCTTATGCTAATGCGAAAAGTGGAACGCCAGCGCGACAGGCTGATAGCTTTGAAGAAGACAGCATCCCATTTTGAGGTGAGATATGAGAAAGATTATTCAAGTGGCTATTTCTAACACAGAGGATGGAGGTGAGACTATTGCGTTATGCGATGACGGCTCATTATTTGGAATAGGTAGTCTTCAAAAAGGATGGTTCAGATATCCAGATATTCCCCAGCCAATGTGCAAGGGTGAATATGACTACGTCCAAACACTTTGGAAACAATTTAGAAGCGGCAAGCTGGATGATGAAGGGAAGGAGGAGTTAGTCTTGTATCAGAAAAGACTAGACCTTTGCGGATATGTGAAAAATCAAGACGAACCACAAACAGACACAGAACAACAGCCACTTTAACGAGTGGCTTTTTTAGTAGGTGAAAATTATGGGTGATATGGGAGAGGCTTTTAGGGATTACAGTAAGTTCCAAAAAGAAAAAAGAAGAAATAACCTCATATACAACACTGATTTACTAATCAAATCTGGGGTTAATTTTACTTCCAAAAATGGCGGTGTTCACCTCATTATTGAGGTAAACAATATGATATTGGATTTCTACCCTTCCACTGGCTTATGGTGGGATAGAAACAACAAATGTAAAAAATATCGCGGTGTAAAAAACTTACTGCGTTATATCAAATCTATTTAAAAAGAAATTTATTAATTTTGAGGTAAGAAAATGAACATCCTGAAAATCTATCAAAATAACCCTGACACAGTATTCGTTGCACGTAACGGTGTTCGACTCAAAGTACACACCCATGATTCCAGTGACACTCGTCATCCGTTCAAAATGGTTATGCTAAGCGGCGAAGCTGACTACTGGGTAACAAATGAGGGTAATACTTCCAGTATCTCAGATTTCGACGTCGTCGACTATGAACAGCCACAACAACCACAAGTTTTTTCCGTTGGTGAGTATGTAACACGCGACGGTCGTAAAGCTGTCATTTACCACGACCTAAGTGAGCGTTTCAAAATGTGTTACCCGCTGTTTGGATACATTGACGGCAATGAGGACTACGACACGTGGACGAAATGCGGTGAGGGTGTTATGGGTGAAGCAATGCCTTATGACCTCGTAGGTCCATGGGTGGAGCCACAGCGCACCATCACGGTGAACGGTAAGGAATTCTACCCTGTAAAAAACCCGAAAGATGGGAAAAGACACTTCTATGTATCTGTCGCAACGCAAACAGTAGCGCACTCTACTACATGGAATGTAAAAAACCCAAACATTCTAGATGCGATGTTAGTCAACCTTAACCTCGTCTATCGAACCGGGGAAGAAGCTCAAGCATTCCTTGCCGAAATAATTAAACCTAATGCGGAGGTAAAGTATGCCTCAAATTAAAGATAAAGCCGTTATTAAAATTCCACATAGTCAGTTTAAGACAATGTTTATTAATCACATTCGCTATTGCATGACACGTCATAGCTATTTAGTCTCACAAGGCATTCAAGACGTAAAGCAATACTGGAGTATTTTAGAAAGCAGTGAGAGAGATTACATTAAGCGGGATATTTCCCAGCATTTAGATTTTTCTCAATGTCAGAAAGATAGCGATCAGTTTGGTTATGATTACAAAGCTTGGGAAGACTTGCTAATTTGGTGTATAGAACAAGATAAATCGGTACAATCAACAGCTAGCGCACTTCAAGTTATCGCCCCTCCCCAAATCTAGTAAGCAGTAAAACTTATCAAGGTAATTCAAATGGAAATAAAGCTTACGCTAGCACAGGCTAGATGGAAAAACTTATTTTTTGAATTTGTTTCAAATAGTAAAAAACCAGTTTCAATGCAAGATTTTTTACTGAAAAACTCAAAAGCTAGCAGAATTGACAAGGCAAGCTTAGAGAAAATAATTTTTTATCTTGAATCCGAAGGTTTGATTAGTTTTGAAAATAGATTCTCAAAATCAATGCACTCAAGATGCATTGCAACAGGAAAAACACAAGAAATCACAAAAAAGGAAAGTGAAGAAATGACTAAAACATCAGAAAAAACAATTACAGAAAAATCACCAGAAGAGCTGGAGGCGATGGCACAAGAACTTCTAAAGCTATCAGAAGTAAAGAAAAAAGAGTTAGCAAGCGGTGATCATATTCGTAAGACATTAAATCCTTTAATTCTTCAAGTGTGTCAAGCAAAAGGCAAGGTTTTGCGTTTAAGTGAACAGCAAATTGACGCTTTGGATGAGCTTGAGAAAGCAATTAATAATCTGAAAGATGCATTGAAATAGTAATAAAAAAATATATATGCCCGCAAAACGCGGGCTTTTTACTTTAAAAGGAAATAAAAATAGATGGCGTGGATTCACACTTACTCGGGAAAGTATATTGACTATAAGAATCCCGATTTTAACGAAATTAATATTACAGACATTGCCCACCACCTAAGCTTAGAAAATCGCTTTATGGGTCAAGCAAGTGAGCCTTACAGCGTAGCAAGTCATTCTCTTTTTTGCGCTGAGATCGCTCAGTATCTTGATTATTCACCGTATATGCAGTTACGCGTGCTGATGCACGATTTTCATGAAGCATACGTTAAAGACATTCCAACACCGTTGAAAAAGGTATGCCCCGAATTTTGCGAGCTTGAGTTGAAGTTTGAGAAGCTTGTTGAGCATCGCTATATGTTGCCAACACTTACAGAAGAAGAAATCAAGCAGATTAAACACGTCGATTTAGTCGCTTTGCTGATGGAAAAAAACACATTACTTTCAGATAAAAGCGTGTGGCCACAATTAAAAAATATCGAACCAATCAACTGTTTAAAAGTTCCGCGCCACACACCGAAAGAAGCCGAAGAATTATTAAAAATCAAGTTCAGTGAACTGTGGGATAACGCTTTTAAATCACAGCCATTTAACAATGTTATGCGTTTTGTAGGAGTAATGGTATGAACCTCGGATTCAATCCTTTCTCTTTGAGAAAACAAGTTAAGCACTGGTGCAATGTCGCTAGTAAACAAGCAATTCAAATTGAGCAAGCAAAGATAGAATCAAAAAATCAAAAGCTTGAAATTGAGCAACTAAAAGATCGCTTGAAATGCTTAGAAGCAGAAAACAAAAAGCTAGAGAAAGAAAACTCAACATGGTTTGAAACTGCTACGGGGCAGAAAGTGATCGGGCGAAATCGTGTACTGGGGTACAAATTAAATAAATCAATTTAATTCAATCAGTTAGGTTCACTTGTTAAGTAATACTTAAATACTCAAATCAAATCTCCATTCTTAATAAATCTCATTATGAAAAAATTTACTTACGGATCAGTCTGTTCTGGGATTGAAGCAGTGACTTGTGCTTGGCATGAATTCGCAGAGCCACTCTGGTTTTCTGAAATTGAGCAATTCCCAAGCGCAGTATTAGCTTACCATTACCCCAAAATTCCCAATCTTGGTGATATGACTGAATTGCCACAGAAAATATTAGATCGTGAAATTCCGGCACCAGACGTTTTAGTCGGTGGCACTCCTTGTCAAGCTTTTTCAGTTGCTGGCAATCGTCAAAGTTTAGACGATGAGCGAGGAAATCTCACGTTAGTTTTAATTAAAATTTTAGAAGCGATCGACTATGTTAGATTCAAAGATAACAAACCACCGTGCATTCTTGTGTGGGAAAACGTTCCGGGTGTGCTATCCACCTCGGACAACGCATTCGGACACCTTCTGGCTGGACTGGTTCAAGAGTGTGAGCCATTGCAGCACACAGGGAGAAGATGGACGAACGCTGGTTATGTGCATTCAACCCGAACAATCTGCTGGCGAGTTCTCGATGCTCAATACTTCGGAGTTGCCCAACGTCGTAAAAGAGTGTTTCTTGTGGCAAGTGCTAGAAAACGAAGTGTTGCACAAATACTCATTGAGTCCAAAAGCGTGCGAGGGAATATTGAACAGAGCGGAACACAGGCAAAAGATACTGCCGCCTTTATTGAGACAAGCTTTGCTCAATATCGCAAATCCGATGTTGCGGGAACATTAAGAGCAAGCGGTGGAGTTCTTGCTGGCGGTAGTGAAACTTTTGTTGTTCACGGCTCACAAGATCCAATCATTTCTAAAGATACAGCACATTGTATTGGCAGAAATGGAGGATTGGAAAATATCTTATTTGAAGTTAAAGGTGAAGAAGCTTGTCGTATTCATGATGATATTTCGCCGACTTTAAAAGCAAGAATGGGAACTGGTGGTAATAATGTTCCTTGTGTTGCTTTAGCTGGGAATACCATAAACAGAAGTCACAATGTTGGTGGCAATGGCAATGGATTTGATGAAAGTGGTGTCAGCTACACATTAACAAGTACAGATGTTCATGCCATATCAACAGAATCAATTGTGAGAAAACTAACGCCACGTGAGTGTGAAAGATTGCAGGGATTTCCTGATGATTACACGAAAATCCCATATCGCAACAAATCAGCTGATGAATGCCCAGATTCGCCACGATATAAAGCAATAGGAAACAGTATGGCTGTTCCAGTTATGAAATGGATTGGGCTTAGATTAATTAATTATATCAATCAATACAGCACGCAATAGCGTGTTTTTTTGTATCTAAAAAAGGTAAATAAACATGGAATTTACAGGCAAGAAAAAATTTAAAGTTAGCACAAGAACATTTGAATCTATCGAGATTTACGCAGTCTTTGAGATAGATTTTGACTTTCCAGAAGTTAAAGAACGAATTACTGAAATGTCCGCTTTCTGGGCTGGTTCACCAGATGTAAGTGAGCCGTTAAAAGAACATCTAGCATATGTATTAACGATTGCAACAAGTAAGATTTATCACGAACAAGATAGAAATTGGAAGTTATCAGATGTTGAAAGTATGGATAACTACTTGTGGACATATGAGGATGGTTTTGCTTATGGCGAATATGTCGGAATTAAATTAATTGACTTTCACGCTGATGAAATATGTTCAGATATTTTCGAAGTTGAAGAAATGGAGGAATAACTATGTTTTGGTTTAAAAATGCAATTATTTATCGTCTAACTAAAACATTAGACTGGTCCACAGACAAATTACAAGAAGTGTTACAAGGGCATAAATATATTCCTTGTGATAAATCTGAAATGAGTCGTTTCGGTTGGACTAACCCAATTCACTGTAGTGAGTTACTCTATCACGTAGCAGAAAATAAAATTTTGTTGGTGGCAATGAAAGAAGAAAAAATTCTTCCAGCTCACGTTGTCAATAACGCACTAAACAAGCGCATTGCAGAGCTTGAGAAGAAAGAAGGGCGCAAGTTAAATAAATTTGAGAAGCAGGTGCTCAAAGATGATGTGATTGCAACACTTATCCAACAAGCGTTCAGCAAGTATAAACAGACCGCTCTTTTCATTGATGTAGAAAAAGGCTTGATTTATGTCGATGCAAGCTCACATAAACAAGCAGAAGATGTACTGGCATTGTTGCGCAAAACGCTTGGTTCACTGCCAGTTGCTCCACTAACTCTCGCTAAAGAGCCGTGTTTTGTTATGACGTCATGGGTAACAGCAGATAAAACTCCTGAATGGCTAGATTTGCAAGGCGATAGTAAATTAATAGACTTTAATAGTAATGGTGAGGCTGTTTTAAAAAATCAAGACTTCCATTGCGAAGATATTCAAGGTCTGCTTATTGCTGGAAAACAAGTTCAATCATTACGTCTTGATTGGGACGAACGCTTACAGTTTACACTTAATGAAGATAGTACTCTCAAGCGTTTAAAATTCTCTGACAATGTACTTGATAAAAACGACGATATTCTCAAAGAAGATGTTGAACAGCGTTTTGATGCGGATTTTATCTTAATGACAAGCGTTCTTTCCGAGCTAACAGAAATGCTACTTAATGAGTTTGGCGGTGAGAAAGAAACAGAATAAGCCACTTAATTGTGGCTTTTATTTTTGGTTCAGGAGTTAAAAATGGGTGCAATAGAAATGGAGATAATAGCGGATGGTATTCTTCTGACTATTATCGGTTTAGTCCTTTTGGTCGCTATTTGCAATAGATAATAGGTGGAACTATGACAGAAACAGAAAATAAATATTTCTCAGTTGATGTATCAAATGACATCCATATCGTTAAATTACACGAAACATTGGAGCAAGCTAAGCAAAGCTGTTTAGATGGTGCTGTTGAAGCTCATGAATTCGCTGATGATATGTGTGATCATGAGGATTTTGCGTTGAATGACTTACCTTACGCTGTTTATGGTGTCGTCCTTGGCAAAGCTGACTGTAAGGAAAAACAGTTAAGCGAAGAAGAAAAAGAAGACTACGGCTCTGATTTAGTGCTTGAACAGCCAGAGCTTGTTGAATTCCTACAAAACAACGGCTGGATTAGTGTAAAAGATAGATTGCCAGAAGAATATCAAGATGTCTTAGTTGCGTTTTGGACTGGTGGCAATTACGGGATTAGTTTCGCTACATACCAAAAACACGAAGGAAAAATGGCATTTGTCGAACCAAATTACGGATATTACGGTATTGATGAGGTAACAACTGAATGTGATTTTTGGCAACCGCTTCCACCACCACCGAAAAACGAATAACCGCAGAAATGCGGTTTTTTATTGCATGTTACCGACATTAATGTCGGAGACATTATTTAACAGATTGAAAAGAAAGGATTAGAAAATGGAATATCCAAAAAAATATACACTCTCTGTTTTAGTAGAGAGCAAGCAACAAAATGATGCAATTTTTAACAGTATCGCGAATAACTCCAGCATTAAAGATGTGGGCATTGTAACTGGAATCTCAAATAGAGATTTGTTTGAAGACGAATCAATTTGTAAACAATGTTTCAGATTAGATGCAATTGATAAATTAAAATCGCTTGAAGTATTAAGAAAAGATTTATTAGAAGAGCTTCAGAATCAAATTACAGATTGCATTGATGAGTTTATTGAAAGCTTGGAGAGTAAGTAAATGAAACCATTTAATTTAGAAAAAGCGTTAGCTGGTGAGCCAGTTGTACTTAGAAATGGTGATAAAGCGTTTGTTAAATTTGTATTAGAAAATCCAGTTCGTGAAGAATGTGCAATGATCGGATATGTTATTGATGATCGCGGTAGAGATAGTCTCATAGGGTGGTATAAAAATGGACTGTATGCGTCATGCGGAGGTGACGGATTAGACATTATCGGAATGTACGAAGAACCACGACCGACAGTAACGCTTACTTTGCCTTGTCCGCTGAAATCTGTGACGGTGGGTCAAAGAGTTTTCTACTTAGACTTAAACAAACAGTGTGAGCGGATTTGTGCTTTTTTATTTCAAAAAGATTCAACTTATCATTTCAATTTATTAAAAAACGGCGGGATTTTCTCAACTGAAGAAGACGCCCAAGCTTGGCTTGATGCTATGAAAAATGCACGGAGATAAGTTATGGAAAATCAAAAGCCAGAATTGATTGTTTGCGCTGCGATTAAATTCATTGAACGAACTCAGAAAGAGATTGATTTAGGTCGCGAAGGATCAGAACTGATTATCCCGATGGTTCGACACTATTCGCCAGACGGTCATTCTGTAATTGAGAGCGTTTATCCAGTATATGAACAAAAAGAGCTGAAAGAAATTGAGCAAGGCTTTATCACAAATAAAGGTCGCTTTGTTGACAGAAAAGAAGCGCTGGAAATCGCAAAACAAAACAATCAAATTAAGTTCGATATTGGGTACACCCCAAAAGAACTGTATAGCGAAATGCTTTATTAAGCCGTCCATGACGGCTTTTTATTTAAGTGAGGTAAAAATGGAAAATATTTCTCTAACAAAGAAACAACAAGATGAAGTGCTACGCTCCGTGAGGCTTGGAGCCTTAGCTCAACTTAAAGAAGATAGTCCAGTTCTTCTTAGTATTGAAGACATTTCTATCATGATTAATCGTTCTTACAATTACACATCTCGTCATATTATTACTCGCCAAGACTTCCCTTCTCCAGTGTCACTAGAAAAGGGAGCTAATGAAAGTAAAAGATATAAGGCTGGTGATGTGATTAAGTGGCAAAAAGCTTATTTAAGAAGAGTGAATTAA